AATGGGTAATTTAAATATTTATATAGACGTAATAACATAAAAACAAAAAAATGATAACATACGATTGGAATTGTAAAACAGTAGATGTGCACCCTCAAGCTGAAGGCGAAACAAACGTAGTATATAACGTGCACTGGATCGTAACAGGTACAGAAGGAGAATACGCGGCGAATAGTATTGGAACTCAAATAGTAGCTTTAGATCCTGAAACTTCTTTTATCCCTTTTGACGAACTAACAAACGAAATAGTTGTAGAGTGGACAAAAGACGCAATGGGTGAAGAGCAGGTTCAAAGTATCGAAGACAATATTGCTTCACAAATTGATGAACTAGAAAACCCAACATCTGTAACTATGACAATAACATAATTAGTAAAAATTACTAAAAACAAGTAATAATATATATATACCCTACTCGGGAAAGAGTAATAACCAAATAATAATTAAAACCAATACCAATGACGTATTTTTATTACAAGACTAATACGTGGAGTAGTCAACCACAAGCATCCGAAAACCAAATAAAACTTTGGAAGCATTTATCTAAAAAGAAAAACTGGAGAATTGTTCAACTACCAAATGGATTTTACCAAACAGAATACAAAGACGTTGAATGTGATTGTAATCCAGAAAAAGACACTTGCTGTGAAAAATGGCATGATGTAACTAGAAGAGAAACTATAGAAGGAGCTGAAGCCGCTATAGATGGATCTGTTGATCATTATTCAAAAAAAATAGAGTTTTTAAAAGGACCAAAAGTAGTTAAAACTTTTAAATAAAATAAATATAATTTAATTAAATAAAATGTCAGACAAGATAGTTAAAAATCTTAGCTTTGGGGACGATGCTAGGAATAAAGTTTTTAATGGTATTGACAAATTAGCAAATGCTGTTAGCTCAACGCTTGGCGCTGGAGGTAGTTGTGTTTTGCTAGAAGATCAATATGGAAATCCAACAATAACAAAAGATGGTGTAACAGTTGCTGAAAGCGTAGTGTTAATAGACCCGGTAGAAAATTTAGGTTGTAACTTGTTAAAACAAGCTGCAAAAAAAACTGTTAAAGAAGCGGGAGATGGCACTACCACAGCTACTGTTTTAGCTCATTCAATACTTTATGAAGCAAATAAAGTTAAATCAGAGCTAAGCGTAAGAGAATTAAAAAAAGATATAAACAATTCTGTTGAAAGAGTTGTTGATTATTTAAATAAAATATCTATACCTGTTAAAGATGATATGATAAAGCAAATAGCTACTATATCAACAAATAACGACAAAGAACTAGGCGACTTAATAGGCAAAGCTTTTGAAAACGTTAAAAACACAGGTGTGGTAATAATGGAACAATCTGATTCTGGTAAAACAGAAATAGAAACAATAGAAGGTTCTCAATATTTTAAAGGTTTAACAAGTCCTCATTTTGTTACTAATAAAATTAAAAAAACCGCAGAGTTAAACAATCCTCTTGTTTTATTAGTAGAAAATAATGTTGAAAACATAAGACAGATACAAAGTGTTTTAGAATATGTTATAAAAAACAATAAGTCACTTTTAATAATAGCGGATTTAAGTCCTGAGGTTTTATCAGCATTAGCAATGAATAAAACAAAAGGAAACATAAAAGTTAATGTTATAGACGCGCCTGTTTTAGGTGTAAATAGAAAACAAATGTTTGATGACATCGCTTTATTAACAGGAGCAACATTGATAAACGAAGACTTGGGTGATGATATGGATTTAATAGATATAGATCATCTAGGCACGTGTTTTAAGTCTATAACAAGTCAAACTGATACTATATTACAGTTTAAAGAACAAAGTTCTGAATGTGCTGAAATAATTAAAGATATAGAAAAAAAGCTTTTAACTTGCAAAATACCTGATCAAGTTATAAGTTTAGAAAAAAGATTAGCAATGCTTTCGTCTAGAATATCTGTAGTAAAAGTTGGAGCTAATTCTGAAATAGAACTTAAAGAAAAAATGGATAGAGTGGAAGATGCTATCTGTGCTACAAAAGCCGCCGTTAAAGAAGGTATTGTTCCAGGTGGTGGTATTGCGCTTCTAAACGCTTCTCAAAAAGTAAAAGCTTATTCATTAGGCGAAAAACTATTGTTAAGTGCTATAACCGCACCATACAAGACTATTCTTTCTAATGCAAGCGTTGATAACTTAGATTACCCTAATAAAAAAGGTCAAGGTTACGACGTGGTTACAGGAAAAATGGTTAATATGATTAAAAGTGGTATTATAGATCCACTGCTAGTTACTAAAAGTGCATTAAAAAATGCGGCTTCTGTGGCAACAACTATACTCTCTACTAATTGTGTAATAAACAACGTTAGAATAAATGAAAGCAATAGGTAGAAACTTAATAATATTAGTTAAAAAAGAGGGTAATACTAAAACAAAAGGTGGTTTACTTTTATCTGAAAATCAAAAAAATGATTTAAGATACAGAAAAGCAATAGTCGTTTCAGTAGGAAATGAAGTTTCTGGCATTGAAGAAAATGATGAAATATTTTTTGACAGACATGCTGGACATAAAATAGAATTTGAAAAAAATATATATCACGTTATAAAGTCACAAGACGTGGTCGTTGTTGTATGAGAAAGCTAGATGCAGAAGATATCAAAGAATTGAATCTGCTAAAACACTACCGTATAATACGCAAATGGGCTTGTAAAAACAACGGCTTAACTGACGCGGAGTTGGAATTATTAATATATTTAGAAGCTATAGATTATTTTACAAAAAAAGATTTTATAGAAGGTACGTATTCTTATAGTTGGAATAATAGAAGATGGAATAAATTAATAAAAAACAACTGGATAGTTGTTTGGAGAAACAGAAACAGAACAACACAAAAGTATAATATATATAAGGTTTCTTTCAAATTTAAGCAACTTATAAATAGAATATACAAAATAATGCTTGGTGAAGAAGATATACCTACTAGCGAAAGAAGAAACAACATTATGAAAGGCAAAAGCTATATAGATAAAGTTTTAACAAGGTCTATACATAATGTAAATAAAGACAAAAATAGATAAAATGAGTTTTAAATCTAACAGACTTTACTCCAGAAATGAGAACTTGCAAAACTACGTTGATACAAACGAGGCTAGAACAAAGGCTTCTTTTGAACAAGGTGGTTTTAATGATGGTACTCCATGGTGGCAAAAAGAATCTTACTTAAAAGCTACGGGTAAAGGAACTGGTGATATGGAAAAACCTGTTGAAAAGCAAGTTTGGGCTAATGGCATGGGCGATAATATTGTTGGTGCTTATGAAAGTTGGCAGTTGCCAGATGATTTAAGGTATGATAATAGATATGTTTCTGATAAAGACAAACAGGGTATGGATTATTTTAAATTTCAAAATAAAAAAAGATATCAAGATCAACAACAACAACTACAAACATACGGAACAGCCGGTCAACCAGTAATTTCAAATGAAACTATGAATACAAATAACACAGACAATAACCAACAGTTTGGAATGGCAGACAACGCTATGGCACAACAACCTCAAGGTAATACTTTTTCAATGGGTGCTATAAATGCTGCTAGCAATATTTATGGAAATTTAGCAGAAAGAACCGCCTCTGTAAACTCACCTAGCCCGCTAGCTTTAAAAACAAATATTGATCCTTCTAAGGTTTATAGTGCGGTTAATGAGTTAAAAAATACAATGTCACTTGGAGCTCTTGATAGCAAAACTAATTACATGAGAGATACAGGCCGAACTGGTTCAACTTTATCTTTACCTAGTTTACCAACTAGAAATACAGGTGGAAGTGCTAGTGGCGGAAGTTATTCTAACCCTAGAGGAGTTTCGAGTACTTCACCAGGAACAAACGCAACTGTGAACACAGGCGAAAATGATAACAAAAATAGCGGCTATTCTTTTTTAGATAATAATATGGATATTAAAGTAACAAATCCATATAAAGACCCTTTTTGGGGAACTTACAAAAGAGATAAACAAACTTTCGCAAATAGAATTCAAGATGCTAAGGACAAAGGGCAACTAAACAAAGCCGCTAGAATAACAAGAAGAAGAGATAACTGGCAAGACAGGCAAACAGGTAAAGGTACTGGTGTCGGTAATTTCTTAAGATCTATTAATATATTTAAAGGTAAAAACTAAAAATTATGAATCACGACATTGAAAAAATAAAAAGCAATCCAAAATTAGACGGCCAAATTGGTGAAAACGCTATATGGGACGGACCTCTAGACAAAACTGGATTTCCAATGGGCAAAGGATCAAGCAGTGGTATATATGGACTTCAAGTTTCAAAAGCACCTTGTGAGTGCGGAGCTGGTATGCCAATTACTAAAAGAGCAAAACTAGGATAATGGCAACTTCACCAATAAAAAAAATAAGTTCAGCTTGCAAGTCTGCAGCTAAAAGAAAGTTTAAAGTATGGCCAAGCGCTTATGCTTCTGGTTGGGGAGTGCGCTGCACAAAAGCTGGAGGTCCTAGTAAATTTGGTAGTAAAAAGAAAAAATAATGCAAGGATATAAGCAACCTTTTAATTCACCTGTCTTAAAAAGATGTTGGTCTGGTTATTCTGCGGTAGAAGGTAAAGATCCATATAGTAAAGGTAGCTGTAAAAAAAACTCGCCAATTAAAAAGAAAAAACAAAAAGGCGGAGGAACCACTAAAACTTGTTTACCAGCTTCTAAAATAAGAAGTATGAGTAAAGAACAAAGACAAAAGCTGGTTAACTCAAAAAAAGCAGCTGGAGCTAAAGGTAAATATAAAAGATCATCAAAAACTAATGTAAAAGGTGCTCGTAAAAAAGGCGCTACATTACGTGACTGGTTTGAAAAAGAAGACTGGAGAAGAGTAGATGATCCATCAAAAAAATGCGGAGAATAAATCATGACTTGGCTAAAAAGAATAAAAGAATCATCATCAATAGAATCACCGTTACATAAAAACGAGCCTAGAAAAACTACCAAAGGTAAGGGTAGAAACTTTAGAACCACTAAAGAAGGCGCCGGCATGACAGAAAAAGGTGTTAAAGAATATAGAAAGAAAAACCCTGGTAGTAAGCTTAAAACAGCTGTAACAGGAAAAGTAAAACCAGGCAGCAAAGCTGCTAAACGTAGAAAATCTTTTTGCGCTAGATCCAAAGGTTGGACAGGAGAAAGAGGTAGAGCAGCGCGTAAACGCTGGAAATGTTAAAATAAAAAATTATGCCATCACCAATTAGAAAACATCACGACAAAAAAAACGTATTACAAGACGATGGGTCTTCAATACAAGTATCATCAAGCGATCTACAAAAAAGAGGTGTAGATGCTATTAAAAGTCAAATGTTAAAAAACAATCCTCCAGGAAGTGCAGGAAGAAGAAATGTTTATGACAACTTAGACTGGAAATATGATAACACTATACCAAAAACATTTGGAGAAAAAGTAAGTGACTTTGCTAATACTGCTAAGAATTTTGTTAATAAGAATAAATTTAAATTTGCAGATGCTGCAACTGGTGGATTATTTAGTATTGGTAAAAGCGTAGTAGATAAACTCAAACAATAACAACACAAAACAAAACAAAACAAAATGGGAAATTATTCAGGAAACCACCCGAGATATTCTTCGGGACAAAAATATGATGCTAGAGAAGCTTATAATAAAGATCTTACTGCTAAAGCTAGACTACATTATTTAGAAAACAGTGAGCACGATAAGCATAGTCATCCGGCTAAAAAACATTGCGTAGCTAAAATGTACGGAGAACCAGTTGCTAAAATGTATGGAGATCCAGCTGCTAAAAAATTAGCTGTAAAAGATATGCCAGATGCTCAAAGAAAAGCTGTAATGGCTAGTAAAGCTGAATCCGCTGCTAAAATGGATCACGCTCCTAAAAATTTAGGTTTTATAAAAGCTGAAACATTAAAGAAAAATCCAGATGCAACAACAATGGAAGTAGACGGTAAAACAATGCCTATAAAAAACTTAGCTGATTCAAGTGATATTAAAGACATGTCTGGAGCTTATAACGCAATGGGCGATGCTAATGATCCAGCTATGATGAAAGGAGATCCTATCATGCTTAAAAAGATCCATGCATTAAAAATGAAAGTTGACAAAGGACTTGAATTTGGATTAAAAGGATAACAGTAGGGGTGCTGTAAAACCCAAGTCAAACAAATCATTAACAAAAACAAAACAAAACAAAATGGCAAAATTCATTAAATTTAACGTAGTAAACACTGCTGATGCAGCTGCTTTACTAACTCAAGGTACAAAATTAATCAATGTTGATCACATTGGAGACGTGTCTTACAATGCTTCAACAGGTGTTGTAACCGCAGTTTTAACTGCTGCTGCAGGTGCTTTTGGGGATGCTGCGGCTTCTGCAGGTATTTCTGCAAGAGTTTTAACAGCTACTGTTACAACAACAAAAGATGGAGGTGCTGGAGTACCAACTATTACAGACGGTGCTTACGCTCCAGACAAGGCTATCTATTCAGCTATGACTGCTAACCCAGGTGGAGTTGTATCTACAGCTCAACTAGGAAAAGATCAAGCTGCTACACCAAAGCAAATGTACTGGTCAACTTGGTCCGTTGGAACTGTTGACGACGTATAAAAACTAACCATCAATTAAATATATCCTCGCGGCTCAACAGTCGCGGGGTTTATTTATAAAAAAACAATATATGGGTTCACCTATAAAACACTGTTGGAGTTCTTTAATGCACAGTTCTAGTTGGAACAAAGCAAGAAAAAGATCTGGCTCTGGAACTGGAAATGACGCTTCGTTGAAAGCAGCTAAAAAGAAAAGAACTTCTCCTTTAAAAATGGGTTTTAAAATGAAAGGGTCTCCATATATTAAAGAAGAATACAATACACCTATAATGCATGTAGACATGGGTGATGATACTTTAGGTATGGCTACTAGTAATGGAAGTATACTTATAAACAAAGACATAAAAGACCCAAAGCAAAAACAAGACGTTATAGATCATGAAATGGTTCATATTAAGCAAATAAAAGATGGTCGACTTGCTTATGACGATGATAACGTTTATTGGAAAGGTAAAAAATATTCTAGATCTCAAATGAACGAAGGAGCTAAAAATTTACCTTGGGAAAAAGAAGCTTACGATAAAACTAAAAATGCTTAGTTATGGGATTAAAAAAAGGTTATTTTAAAAATTTAAAAGGTGGTGTGAATCATAGTCCACTTAGAATGCACAAAGGTAAACCTCATAGTAAAAAAGATTTTAAAGGTTTACTAGCACATAAGCTTGCTACTCAAGAATACTCTTCAGTCGATGAAAGACTACAAAACCTACCCGCTTCAGATAATCTAGCTATAGAAAAATTTATAAAAAACAACAATATATCTTCAGAAAATTTAAAAAACAATGCGGCTGTAATCAGAGAGCGGAACAAGAAGAAAATACAAGAAAATCAAAACAAAAACAGAGCAACTATTAGCCAAGGGCCTGTAACAGCACAAGAAAAAAAACAAAGAGAAATAGAAAACAAAAGAGGTGAAGAGATTTATAACGCATCATTAAACTTGCTAGAAAGACCTTTAGCTTACTTAAGTGATCCCTCTGCTATTTTAGGTGATATGGGTATTAATTCTTTTTTAGGTTTTGATACTGGAAACACAACACAGTTAGCTAGAGATATAGAAACAATGAGGCAAAATCCTGACTTGTCTTATTTTGATAAACTAAAAGCTAAAACCAAAATGGGTGTTGATATGGTTCCAGCAGCAACTCTTAATACCGCGTTAGGTATGATAGGCGCTGGAGGTGTGGGCACTGGAGTCAAAGGAGCTACTAGTTATGTTGGAAATGTTATAAATAACACTGTTAATCCTTTAGCTGGACTAGGAAAACCTACACTAAACGCATTAAGCGGAGCCTTAACAAACAATATTGACGACGTTGGTGTAGATGCTGTTCAACAAGCAATAAACACTCAAAGAGGAACTACGGGTGTAAATTACAATCTAGACAATATAAGAAATATTGGAGATTTTTCTTTTGATATTAGTAGTTTACCTGAAAGAACTACAACTGATAACGCCGCGCTTGATTTTATTAATCAAAAAATACTTGGATCTGACAAAAAATTAGGTATCGCATTAGAACCATTAGCAAGAGAATTAAGAAAAGGAGCTACTACGGTTAGAGAAGCCAGAGAGTTCGCTGCTAATAACATGCAGTCAGATCAAGGGCAACAAAGATTGACTGATTTAATTACAGAAACAATTGATAGTAGAGCTAAGATTCCAGCTAACCTTAACTCGTTTAAAGACTTTGAATTAGTTAAAAAAATGTCCCCTAAAACTAAACAAGAATATGTTGATTATTTTAAAAAACGCCACCAAGAAAAGTTAACTAACGCAAAAAGTATTAATGAATTAGTAGATGAACTAGCTTTTGATTCCCAAGGTAACTATAATCCAAGCGCAGCAGTTAAAGCTATTTACGGAAACAATAAAAATATTCCAAAATCTATAATTGATAATGCTTTTTGGGATAGTAAAACTAAAACTCCAGTTTTAGGTGCTAATTTTACAGGATCAAGCCCAACAGCATATCATGAATTACTTGGTCACGGTGGTCAAGAAATTGATGGTTTAGGATATATAAGTTCTGATAATACATTACGAAATCTATCACAAAGAAACACTTTTACACCAGATCAGGATTATTTTAATACCGGTAGTGGAGGTAGAGAACCATACGCTTTTGCTCAAGAATTAAAAAAATCACTTTATGACGAAGGTCTTCTTAAAAACAATAATGGAACTTGGGAAACTATCACGCCAGAAATGCTTGAAAAAGCTAGAAATATATTTAAAAAATCACCAAAAGGAAATATATCTGGACCACAAGATGGTGGAAGGTTTTTTAATGAAGTTAGAGCATTAGAATTTGTAGAAGATCTTGAAGGTTTATCTAAAGAAATGAATAAATTAATTGGTGCAAACAATCCTGGTGATCCAGATGGTAAAAACAAATTTGATATGCTAAAAGCTAACTCAATGGAAGTTAACACGTAATATTTCGCAATAACATGTGATAATACTATTGTAAGGGTTTATATTGAATTCTTATAACAATTAAATTAAATATTATGTTAAAAAACTTAAGCTTAACAAACATGCTCTATGGAATTGGAGCTGCGATTGTTATTTTAGGAGCATTGTTTAAAATACAACACTGGAATGGTGGCTCTTTATTATTAACAATAGGTATGGTAACAGAGGCGGTTGTATTTATTTATTCTGCTTTTGAAAAAAAGAAAAAAGAAATAGATGAGTCACGCACAACTGATCCATACAATCCTAAAGCTATTATAGAGGCTCAAAAAGAATACGTTAAAGAAATTAAAGATGCTATTAAAAATATTTCTTTAATTAATGAAGTTCATAAAAATCAACTTAAACTTGTTAAAGGCTCAACTGATGCTTATAAAAAAATTAATACAGAAGCTAATTCTTTAGCTCAACACACTTATTTTATGAGTAAAACTTATTATTCAATATTAAAAGCAATGAAAAGCAAGTAACTATGAAAAAAATTTGGCAATGGCTTACAGGTTCCGTCATAAAAGAAGTTGGCGAGGTTTTAGACAATCTTACAACAACTAAAGAGGAAAAGCTTGAAGCTCAGCGTCTTATTACAGAAATATTAGAAAAAGCCGACAAAGAAGCACAAGAGCAAGTTACAGCAAGGTGGCAAGCGGATATGGCGTCAGATAGTAAACTATCTAAAAACATACGCCCTATGGTCTTAATATACCTAACAGTAATATTTACAGCTTGTGCTTTTTTTCATGGTAATATAGGTGAATTTAAAATATCAGAAGAATATATACCAATATTCCAAACACTTCTAGTAACTGTTTATGGTGCTTATTTTGTTGGAAGAAGTTGGGAAAAAACAAAAAAAATAACAAACAAAAAAGATTAAATAATGGGACAATACGGAAATCAACCTGATTTTATAACTAACGACATACAAACTGTAACACCAGTTGCCGCAGCTTCTTTAACTGCAGCAGATTCATTAAATGGATCAATTATATATGTAGGTACAAGCTCTAGCGCTGATCTTCAAGTTATACCTGCTGGATCTGTTGGATCTAGTGGTTCTGGTTTACCTGGTTTAGCTCAAGCAATTACGTTTAAAAATGTACCGCAAGGAGAGTGGTTTCCTGTGGTTGTTGACTACGTTTTGTCTAATGCTACAACAGCAACCGACTTGGTAGCAGGAAAATAAAGTATAGAAAATCTATACGTTTTTAAATTAAATTAAATTAAATTATGGCTAAAAAAGTTAAAAAACTTAAAAAAGAAGAATTAGAATTGTTAAATAAGCAACAAGCAGATATAGGTGAAATGCTTAAAAGTCTTGGTATTTTAGATGTTCAAAAAATGAATTTACACTCTAGAGTGAAGATACTAAGTGACGAAATTGAATCTACTAAAAAAGATTTAGAAGATAAATATGGTTCTGTTAATATAGATTTATCAACAGGTGAAATAACTCCAATAGAAAAAGAAAATGCCTAGTAATATAAGAAAAATTAGCATTGGTTCTGATTATAAAAACGATGCAATGCATTATTCTGTTGGTCAAATAGTTTACGGTGGTCACGAAATATCACATATACTTTTAGATGAATTTGATAATTCTTATAATATACACATAAAAAAGAACAACGAGGTATTGCCATGGAAGAAGTTTAATTCTAACATGGCTATATCAGTTGAGTATGATTTAGAGTACTAATGAAAAGTCTATATGATTTTATTGTAAAACCTATAGGCGAAACTTACAACAATGAAATTAATATTGATAAAAAAAAATTAATATTAAATAGTAAGATTGAAAGTTGGAAGTTTGTAAACAGGTTTGCAGAAGTAGTAGAAATACCAAAAGCATTTAAAACACCTATAAAAAAAGGTGACACGGTCATTGTTCATCAAAATGTTTTTAGAACATTTTATGATATGAAAGGTCGAAAAAAAAAATCAAGATCTTATTTTAAAGATAATTTATACTTTTGTTCAGTAGATCAAATTTATTTATATAAAAATAAAAATGGTTATAATTCTTTTGGTGAAAGATGTTTTATACAACCTATAAAAAACAATGACTATTTAACTGCAGATAAAGAGCAAAAGCTTGTTGGTATATTAAAATACGGAAATAAGTCCTTAGAGTCGCTAGAAATAAACGAGGGAGACATTGTGGGTTATACGCCTGACGGTGAATGGGAATTTTTAATTGAAAACAAGCGACTATATTGTATGAAATCAAATGATATTGTAATTAAATATGAATACAAAGGAGACGAAAAAGAATATAATCCAAGCTGGTCAAAAAGCAGTTGAAGAATTAATTAAAGTAGCAAAAGAAGCTATTGTTGACTCAGATGACGACATATCAGCTGACAGACTTAAAAATGCCGCTGCTACTAAAAAACTAGCTATATTTGACGCTTTTGAAATATTGAGTCGTATTGAAGAAGAAGAAAACTTGTTAAACGAAAAACCTAAAGAAGTTAAAGAAGAAAAAACTTTTAAGGGTTTTGCTGAAGGAAGATCTAAGTAATGTACGAACAGAGTCTATATAAAGTTTTAAAAGATCATATAAAACCTAAAGTTCTTAAAAGAATGAATAGGTATAAAAAGTGGGAATATGGTTATAATGAAGAACACGACATTGTAGTTATAAGTAAAGATGGTACTATTGGTGAGGTTTATGAAATACAAAATTTAAAAATTGCTTTACCTAAAGCTGATAATGTTTATTCTTTTGATTCTGACACATGGGAATATACTGAATACCCAAAAGAATTAAAAAAAATAAAATCAGTTTTTGATTGGGAAGAATATCCAATAGAATTTAAAGAAAAATGGTATGATTACATTGATAACGAATTTAATAAAAGAGAACAAGGGTTTTGGTTCTATAATAAGGGCTTGGCTACTTACATTACTGGTACTCACTTTATGTACTTGCAGTGGAGCAAAATTGACGTTGGGCAGCCAGACTTTAGGGAATCAAATAGATTATTCTACATTTTCTGGGAAGCTTGCAAAGCAGACTCACGATGTTATGGAATGTGTTATCTTAAAAACAGACGTTCCGGATTTTCTTTTATGTCTTCAGCGGAAACCGTTAACATGGCGACAATTACGTCAGATGCACGGTACGGTATCTTGTCTAAGTCTGGCCCCGATGCTAAGAAAATGTTCACAGACAAAGTCGTACCTATATCCGTCAACTACCCGTTCTTTTTTAAACCCATCCAGGACGGTATGGACAGGCCCAAAACAGAACTTGCCTATAGAGTACCAGCGACAAAATACACAAGAAGAAAACTTGAAACAAACCAAAAGGTTCAAGAACTTGACGGGCTTGACACAACAATAGATTGGAAAAACACCGGTGATAACTCTTATGATGGTGAAAAACTAAAACTACTTGTACACGATGAAAGTGGTAAGTGGGAAAAACCTAATAACATATTAAACAACTGGAGAGTTACAAAAACCTGTTTAAGATTAGGTGGTAGAATTATAGGTAAATGCATGATGGGATCAACATCAAATGCACTGGATAAAGGAGGTAGTAATTTTAAAAAACTATATAATGATTCAGACGTCAGAGAAAGAAACGCCAATGGAGAGACTCGCTCAGGATTATATTCTTTGTTCATACCTATGGAATGGAACTACGAAGGCTACATTGATTCTTATGGCTTACCTGTCTTCGAAACTCCAAGTGAAAATACGAAAGGTCCGCATGGAAGAAAAATAAAAATAAGTGTACTAGAGTATTGGCAAAATGAAGTTGATGGATTAAAAAAAGATCAAGATGCTTTAAATGAGTTTTATAGACAATTTCCAAGAACCGAACAACACGCTTTTAGAGATGAAGCAAAACAATCTTTATTTAATTTAACAAAGATATATGAGCAAATAGATTTTAATCAAGATTTTAAAAATGACCTGCTCGTTACAAAAGGATCTTTTCAATGGCAAAACGGAGTTAAAGATAGTAAAGTTTTATTTGTTCCTAATAAAAATGGAAGATTTAACATATCATGGGTACCTCCTGTAAGATTACAAAATATAGTAATAAATAAAAACGGAATTAAATATCCAGGTAATGAGCACATTGGTGCTTTTGGATGTGATCCATATGATATATCTGGTACAGTAGACTCTAGAGGATCAAATGGTTCTCTACATGGTTTAACTAAATTTTCAATGGAAGACGCGCCTAATAGTATGTTTTTTTTAGAATACATAGCTAGACCTCAAACAGCTGAGATATTTTTTGAAGATGTACTTATGGCTTGTATATTTTATGGTATGCCAATATTAGCTGAAAATAACAAACCAAGATTATTATATCATTTTAAAAGAAGAGGTTATAGAGGTTATTCTATGAACAGACCAGATAAGGTGTATATGAAATTGTCAGTTACAGAGAAAGAAATAGGTGGTATACCTAATTCTAGTCAAGATATAAAACAAGCGCATGCCGCAGCTATAGAGTCTTATATAGAAACTTATGTAGGTAATTTAGGTGAAAAATACGGTGATATGTATTTTCAAAAAACATTAGAAGATTGGTCGAGATTTGATATAAACAACAGAACAAAACACGATGCTTCTATAAGTTCCGGTCTAGCAATAATGGCTTGTAATAAAAACTTATACACACCTGTATTTAAAAGAAAAGTAGAGGTTAAAAATTTAGGTTTTAAAAAATACGATAATAAAGGATTTAGTTCAAAAATAATAAGATAAATGATTTACACTAATTACGCAGGTTCGTTTCCTAGTCAGGTTGTATCTGATGAAGAAAAGCAAAGTTATGATTATGGTTACGCCGTGGGTAGAGCTATTGAAGGGGAGTGGTTTTCTGGAGATAGAGGAGGTTTAGGTAATAGATATCAAAATAGTTGGTTAAACTTTCACAGATTAAGACTGTATGCTAGAGGTGAACAACCTGTTCAAAAATATAAAGATGAATTAGCTGTCAATGGCGATTTATCTTACTTAAATTTAGACTGGAAACCTGTTCCAATAATACCAAAATTTGTTGACATTATAGTTAACGGAATGTCACAAAAAATATTTGATATTAAAGCTTTTGCTCAAGATCCAGAATCTTTAAAGAAAAGAACTAAATACGCAGATGCTATAATGCGTGATATGTATGCTAAAGAAATAATTGAAGCTACAAATCAAGCCACTGGCATGAATTTTTTTAACACAAATGACACTGATAATTTACCAGAAAACCAGCAAGAGTTAGATCTTCACATGCAATTAAGTTATAAGCAGTCTATAGAAATAGCAGAAGAAGAAGCTATTGAAAATGTTTTAGCTTATAATAAATACGACTTAGTAAAGAAAAGGTTAATACAAGATTTAGCTATAATTGGAATAGGGGCTGTCAAAACAGATTTTAATTTAGCAAATGGCGTTACCGTTAACTATGTAGACCCTGCTAATTTGGTTTATTCCTATACAGAAGATCCTAATTTTGATGATATATATTATGCTGGAGAGGTTAAATCAATAAGTTTAGTTGAATTAAAAAAACAATTTCCTGGACTATCAGACGCTGAATTACAAAAAATTGAAAAATTTCCAGGTGATGCTAATTATACTAGAAATTTTTATGCACAACAAGATTCTTATAATCAAGTACAAGTTTTGTATTTTGAATATAAGACATACAGTAATCAAATATTTAAAATAAAACAAACAGATCAAGGTCTTGAAAAAGCTTTAGAAAAACCAGACACTTTTAATCCTCAACCAAATGATAATTTTGAAAGAGTAGGTAGAAGTATAGAAGTATTATACACTGGCGCTAAAATACTAGGACACGAAATGATGTTAGAGTGGAAAATGTCAGAAAATATGACAAGACCAAATTCTAATTTAACAAAAGTTAACATGAATTATTCTATATGTGCACCGCGCATGTATAAAGGAATGATAGAGTCAACAGTTAGCAGAATAACAGGTTTTGCAGACATGATACAGTTAACTCATTTAAAACTACAACAGGTATTGTCTAGAATGGTTCCAGATGGCGTTTTTGTAGATGTAGATGGTTTAGCTGAGGTTGATTTAGGTAACGGAACAAATTATAACGCCTCTGAAGCTTTAAACATGTATTTTCAAACTGGTTCTATAGTTGGAAGATCTATGACTCAAGACGGTGACTTAAACAGAGCTAAAGTACCTATTCAAGAACTTCAAACAAGTAGCGGTGGTGCTAAAATACAAAGTTTAATACAAACATATCAGTATTATCTTCAAATGATACGTGACGTGACTGGTTTAAACGAAGCTTCAGATGCTAGCACGCCTAGCAAAGACGCACTTGTAGGTTTACAAAAATTAGCTGCAGCAAATTCAAACACAGCACTAAGGCATGTTATGCAAGGTGGTTTATATTTAACCTTAAGAACTTGTGAAAACATAGCATTAAGAATAGCTGATGCTTTAGAATATCCACTAACTAGAGCCGCTTTAATAGACTCCATATCGTCATATAACACTGGTACATTAGAAGAGTTGCAAGAAAAAAATCTACAAGATTTTGGAATATTCTTAGAATTAGAACCAGACGAAGAAGCTAAAGCTCAATTAGAGCAAAATATACAAATAGCTCTACAGTCAGGTGGTATAGATTTAGATGATGCCATAGACATTAGACAGGTTAAAAACATAAAACTAGCAAACGCTTTGTTGAAACAAAAAAGAAAAGCTAAGGCTAGACAAGATCAAGCTAATCAACAAGCTAATATTCAAGCTCAAGCTCAGGCTAACGCTCAAGCTTCAGAAGCTGCTATAACAGCAGAAATGCAAAAACAACAAGCTTTAGCTGAAACAACCATACAAATAGAAACTTCTAAAATGCAGCTTGAAATGAAAAAAATGCTTCAAGAAGCAGAAATAAAGAAAGGTTTAATGGCTGAAGAGTTTAGTTATAATATGCAATTAGCTAGAATAAAATCTAGCGCTGAAACAACTAAAGAGCAAGAAATAGAAGATAGAAAAGATAATAGAATAAAGATGCAAGGAACTCAAGAATCTAAGCTAATAAATCAAAGACAAAACAACACACTACCTCAAGATTTTGAATCAGCAGGGTTTGACAATTTAGGAGGTTTTGGATTAGAGCAATTTGATCCTAGATAAAAACAATTATCAATTTTTTAATTATATTATATTATGTCAGAAGAAACAAAAACAAATGAACCTGTTAAACAGGAAGGTGACTTTAAATTAAAACAAAAAAGAAAAACACCTAAAAAATTATCAGCCCCAGAAGAAACAATAAAAATGGATTTTGCGGCTGTTGCTAAAAAAGAAGAACCAGTAAAGGTTGATTTAAGTAAAGTAAAAAAAGAAGAAGATGCCGTTCAAAAGCAAGAAACAGAGAGCAGCGTGCTACGCGAAGAAGGATCCGAGGTGGGATTGCAAGAAGTGGGACAAGGAAACGAAAAGCCCATTGAAAGTCCTATTGAAGAAGTGCAGAAAGTAGAAGAAGAAACAAAAAAAGCTGAACAAGAAGTAAAAGAAGCAATAAGAGATGAAAAGGTGTTAGGAAAAAAACTACCTGAAAACATTGAAAAATTAGTTTCTTTTATGGAAGAAATGCCAGGTGCTACTATCGAAGATTATGTTAGATTAAATGCTAATTATGAAAACATAGATAATAACACTTTACTTAGAGAATATTACAGAAATACTCGTCCACATTTAGAATACGAAGAAGTTAATTTCTTGTTAGAAGATAATTTTTCATATGATGAAGAGTTGGACGATGAAAAAGATGTTAGAAAAAAGAAACTAGCATATAAAGAAGAAATTGGAAAAGCTAAAAGCTTTTTAGAAGGTTTGAAAAATAAATATTATGATGAGATCAAGTTGAAATCATCATTTAATGAAGACCAACAAAAAGCAATTGACTTTTTTAATAGATATAATGAAGATCAAAAAATGGTGACTCAGCAGCGTCAAGCTTTTGAAAAAGTAACTAAAGATACTTTTAATGAAAATTTCGAAGGTTTCGATTTTAATTTAGGAGACAAAAACTTTAGATATGGAGTAAAAAATCCTGATGATGTTGTTAAAAACCAATTAGACATTACTGATTTTGTTAAGACGTTCTTAAACGAAAACAATGAGCTAATTAATCCAAAAGGTTACCATAAAGCCATGTATGCTGCTAGAAACGCAGATACTATAGCTAAACATTTTTATGAACAAGGCAAAGCTGACGCTGTAAAAGACGTTATAGCTAAGTCTAAAAACATATCTAATGAACCTAGAAAAGAAGGGGTAAATGGAAATGTTTTTGTAAACGGATTAAAAGTTAAAGCTATAAGTGGCGCTGATTCTTCAAAACTTAAAATAAGAAGAAAAAAATTTAACTAAAAAAATTAAAAAATTATGAGTTTACAACCTCAATTTGGGAGCTTAATCCCATCTCAAAAACAAGAAGTGCTCAACAGCAACTATTTACAGTGGACTGACAAAGCGGGTGCTAACTTCGTGGATTTTGCACAACAATATCTACCTGAAGTATACGAACAAGAAGTAGAGCGTTACGGAAACCGTACGTTATCTGGATTCTTACGAATGGTTGGCGCTGAAATGCCAATGACATCTGATCAAGTTATCTGGTCTGAGCAAAACAGATTACATATTGCTTATGAAGACTTAACTCCTGCTTATGGAGCTAGCAATGTTATCAATTTTACTGGAACTCCTGCTGACGTAATTAACGTTATTTCTGTTGGTGCAACAGTTGTAGTTTTAGATAATTTTGGAAACGAAGCAAAATGTTATGTTAGTGCTACTGTACCTGGTGGAGCTGGTGTTGGACAAATTACAGCACTACCTTATACTGCCGCTACTTTAGCTGCTGCTGGATTAACTGGTACTGTAAAGGTATTTGTATATGGTTCTGAATATGTAAAAGGATCTACTACACCTAACTACAACGCTGCTAATCAAACAGATGGATATATTAGTGTTGATCCTCAGTTTACTCAATATCATAATTCACCAATCATAATCAGAAACAAATACGTTGTAAACGGTTCTGATATGGCTCAAATTGGTTGGGTTGAAGTTGCTACTGAAGATGGAACATCTGGATATTTATGGTACTTAAAAGCTGAGTCTGAAACAAGACTACGTTTTGAAGATTACCTAGAAATGTCATTAGTTGAAGGTGAAAAAGTAGACACAAATAGCTCTGCTATTACTGGCATAGCTGGTACTCAAGGTCTTTTCGCTGCAATCGAAGAAAGAGGTAACGTAAACACTGGTTTTACTGCTGCTGCTGGAATTGATTCTTTCGACGCTATCCTTAAAAACCTAGATACTCAAGGGGCTATTGAAGAAAACATGTTATTCTTACAAAGACAAACTGCTTTGGATTTTGATGACATGCTATCTGCAATCTCTGGAGGTGCTCAAGGCGGTACTGCTTATGGATTATTTGAAAACTCTGAAGATATGGCTTTAAATCTTGGATTTAGCGGTTTCCGTAGAGGATCTTATGATTTCTATAAAACAGACTGGAAATACTTAAATGATGCTTCAACTCGTGGTGCTCTTACAGGACCATCTTCAATTGAAGGTGTTTTAATTCCTGCTGGAACATCAACTGTTTATGATCAAATCTTAGGAACTAATATCCGTCGTCCATTCTTGCACGTACGATACAGAGCTTCTCAAGGAGATGATAGACGTATGAAGTCGTGGTTAACTGGTTCTGCTGGTGGAGCTTTTACATCTGATTTAGATGCTATGGAAGTAAACTTCCTATCTGAAAGATGTTTAGTAACACAAGCTGCTAACAACTTCGTATTATTTAAAGGATTATAAAAAATCCTGTAAGTTTTACCCTTGATGAATCTTCAAGGGTAATTCTTACTTTTTAACTATTTAATTATATTATATTATGAAAAAAGAAAATAAAAAAAATTGGGAAATAAAAGATAGAAGATATATATTAAAAAATGGAATAGAACCATTAACCTATACAATACCTTCTAAACATACAAAAAAACACGCTTTATTATATTTTGATCAAGAAAGCGGAAAACAAAGAGAAATTAGATACGCAACTAATCAAGACTCTTGTTTTGTTGATGAGCAAAAAGGCGAAGCTACATTAGGACATATTATATTTAAAGATGGCGTTTTAATGGTACCAAAACAAAAACAAAACCTACAAAAACTTCTTTCACTTTACCACCCTTTAAAAGATAAAAGTTTTTTTGAATTTGATCCTGTTGAAGTTGCTGTTGATGAATTAGATTTATTAAATCTTCAAGTTGATGCTCTTAATGCAGCTAGAAATATTGATATTGATATGGCAGAAGCCATAATGAGAGTTGAAATAGGATCTAAAGTTACAAAAATGAGTTCTAAAGAACTTAAAAGAGATTTATTAATATTCGCTAGATCAAATCCAGGTTTATTTATTGAATTAGTTAACGATGAAAATGTTCAATTAAGAAACTTTGCTGTTAAAGCTGTAGAGGCAAATATAATAGATCTATCTCAAGATCAAAGATATTTTACTTGGGCTTCTAATGGAAAGAAACTAATGAGTGTTCCTTTTGATGAAAATCCTTACTCTGCAATGGCTGCTTTTTTCAAAACAGACGAAGGAGTAGAAATATTTAAGTCTATAGAGAAAAAACTTAAATAACATGTAATACTAATATATTAGAGTGCCACCAAGCGTGGCGCTTTAGTATATTATAATAAAAAAATAAAAATGGCGATAAACGTAGATCAAGTTTATAAAACAGTCTTGTTAATCATTAACAAAGAGCAAAGAGGTTATTTAACACCAAATGAATTTAATAAACTTGCAACCCAAGTTCAATTAGATATAGTTGATGGTTATTTTGATACTATAAATCAACAAATGCGTGTTCCTCAAAATGACAGTGAATATGGTGATCGCTACAAAACAGTTCAAGAAAAATTAGATAAATTTAAAACTATAGGCTCATGCGGATATACCGCGCCCGTAGGCACATCACCAGGATATTTTACCCCACCAAACTCTTCAGGGGTTTCAACAGGTTCACAAACCTTTGCGACTATACTAAATGCAACATCATATCCTTTAACAACAATAACTCAAGCCCAAGTAGAAACAAGCAACGTAGTTGTAACACTAGAACAACCCACGGGTTCACCTGGAGTTGCTTATTCTGATTATACAATAACTGGTGGAGCTTTACAATTAACAGCGGGTGCATTAGCTGCGGGAAATACTATTAGGATAGTTTTATATCCTATTGATTTTTATAAACTAGGTACAGTTTTATATAAAGAAGATAAAGCTGTAGAAATGGTTCAAAGAAACGAATTAGCTTTAATGAATTTATCACCAATAACTAAACCTTCAGAATATTTTCCTGTTTTTGTTTATGAAAACAACCAAATAATAATATATCCTCAATCAGTAAGTGGTAGCGTTCAAGCAACTTATGTAAGAAAACCAGCTGATGTTGTTTGGAATTTTGACTCTACAGCAGGCTACTACGTGTGGGATCCATCTACCTCTGTTGATTTTGAGTTAGATCCAACAGAGCAAACAAGCGTTATATTACAAGTATTAAAATACGCTGGAGTTGTAATAAAAGATCCTATGATTATACAAGCTGCTTCTGCAGAAATACAAAAAGAAGAACAAAACGAAAGAACTTAATAGAATATGGCTATATTACCACCAAACAACGGATTAATAAACGAAACAGCTCAACAATATTATCAAGGAGCTCAAGGTTTTAGAGCAAATTCAAGCAATACTACAAGTCAAGAGTTTGTTACAACTTTTGACACTGACTTATATTTAGGTAGTTGGGATTCTAGTAATCCAGACTATAGTTTAAATAATTTCAAAGTTTATACAAGTCAAACAGGTTTAGCTGGGTCTTATACAGAGTGGTTGACAAACATGTCTTTAAGCTCTGACAATAAGACAGTAAAACTAACAACAGCGCCTGGCGCAAACGCGTATGTTGTTGTTCAGTTAAAAATACTTACAGGAGGAAAGTATGGTCAAACAGAAGCAGAAAAAGCATATGGTGAAGCAACTGAAGATAATTACGGAAGTTATCAGTACATAAAACTAAATGACATAATAAATAATTTTCAAGTAGGCTATGTTGGTAAAGATAAATTACTTCCAAACGCTAAAAGAAGTGATATTATATTTTTTGCTAAAAGAGCAATGCAGGAATTTAGTTACGACACATTAAAAAGCATTAAGTCGTCAGAATTAACAATACCACATAATCTAACTTTAGTCATACCTCAAGATTATGTTAATTATGTTAGGTGTTCTTGGATAGATGATTTAGGTGTAAAACATATTATATATCCAACTAACAATATTACGATTAGTCCATATTACACACAGTTGCAAGATTCTTCTGGCATACCAACTCAAGATAATTTTGGAAACGACCTAGAGGGAACTTCAATAACGCAAGAAAGATGGCACAACGCTGACGACAATTTAGTAGATGGTGCTGTTAACATGGGAGGTGATTTTACAGCAGATGACTGGTATGGATATGGGTATGGTTGGGGCATAACAGGTGGTTATGGATATGGCCAAAGATATGGTTTAGAACCACAAGCAGCACAAGGTAACGGTTGGTTTAACATAAATGAAAGAGAAAATAAACTATCATTTTCCAGTAACCTTGTAGGAAAGTTAATTGTATTTGAGTATATATCAGACGGTTTAGCTTACGATTTAGACAGTAGAGTTCCTAAGCTTGCTGAAGATGCTATGTATGCTGCTATATTGTATTCTTTAATATCTGGAAGAATAAATCAACCAGAGTACGTCGTACAAAGACTAAGAAAAGATAAGATATCTAAACTAAGAAATGCTAAAATAAGATTATCTAATATTAAGCTTGGTGAAATAACACAAGTTATGAGAGGTAAGTCTAAATGGATAAAAAATTAATACATGGCAGAAGCTAAAAATAGTTTCATTAAGTCTAAAATGAATAAAGACTTAGATGAAAGATTAATTCCAAATAACGAATATAGAGATGCTTTAAATGTAGCTGTATCTAGATCAGAAGGTAGTGATGTTGGTGCTTTAGAAGTTGTTATCGGTAATGGAACTACTGGTAGGTCTTCTGAAACTGGTCATAAAATAATAGGTACTTATGCCGATGAAGCTAATAATAGACTTTATTATTTTAGAACGAATTGGAATTCACAAAGTAGACCTAATATAAACTCAGGTGCAATATGTACTATAGGGTTTTTAAACACACTTTCAAATTCAGACACAACTATAGTTAGTGGTTATTTTCTTAATTTTTCACAAACACATTTAATATATGGTGTAAGTCTTATAGAAAATCAACTTTTTTTTACAGACAATAGAAACCAACCTAGAAAAATAAATGTAGACACGGCAACAGCTGATCCTAATTATTACTTTAACGAAGATCAAATGTCTGTAGCTAAATTCGCACCTTACACACCTCCACATTTTTTAAATTTAAGAGCTCAAGCAGAACAAAGATTTGTAGATTTAATAGATCCTTTATATCCATCTACAATGTCAGATGCTGCTGATCCACAGGTTGTTGAAATTGGTACTTATAAAATATCTCAAAGCAACTTAGCCGTAAAGAAGTACAGAAATGGAGACGAAATAACAGAAGCTAGAACTTTAATAGACTGGCAACAAGCTGATACAGATCAAAAAGGAGCTTGGTGTTATTATGCTAATTATAACGGAAACGGTGTTACTTACGGGCTTCTTTATAATAAATGGGCTGTTATAGACGCTAGAGGTTTAGCGCCAATAGGTCATAGAATACCATCAGTTCAAGACTGGAATAACATAATTTCAGCAGGAGGAACAACAGGTAGTCTTTATAAAAGCCCTTTTCTGTGGGACGATCAAACAACTGGTTATGTTGCTGGTACTAATTTATTAGGTACAAATATACTACCAGGAGGTATGCGACAAGGAACGAGTACATATCCTGATGGTTTTGTTGATTTAACAGCAAGAACAGGTTTTTGGACCAGTGATGCTATTACTGCTGGTAGCGCACCTTATGTTGATTTTCAAGCTAGTAACACTATAGATACTACATCAACTGCTAACACAATAATAGGTTACTCTGTTAGAGTTTTAAGAAATGATAATTATACAGGTTGGAATGGAGATCCTGATTATTTAACCGAAAGGTTTGTTAGATTTGCATATAGATTTAAATTTGATGATAACGAATATTCTATAATTTCACCTTTTAGTCAAGATGTTTTTATACCATACCAAGAAGGTGAATTTGTAAACGAAGATGAAAACGAAGCTTTTATAACAACCATAGTTGAGTTTATGCAAAACTCTATAAACAATGCTGTTTTAAATATAGAATTGCCTTGTATAGATATAATCAACAATTACAAAATAAAAGCTATAGATATAATATTTAAACAATCTGACACTCAAGCTTATCAAGTTATAGAAACAGTTAGGGTTGATTCTAATTTTATAGCAAGTTTAAATAATACTAATATATATCAATACTCTTACGAGTCAACTATACCTATAAAAACTCTTCCAGCGGTGCAGTCTACTAGGGTTTTTGACAAAGTACCTGTTAAAGCTTTAGCTCAGGAAACAGCTGGAAATAGAATAATATATGGAAACTACTTAGAAGGTTACAGCGCACCTAATGGTTTAGATTATTATGTAGGTGTTGATCAAAAATCTGCTCAACAGTTTATAGAATATCCTCAACACCATATAAAGCAAAACAGAAATTACCAAGTTGGTATAATATTAGCTGATAGATATGGTAGACAAACAGATATAGTGCTTTCTAATTTTGATGGAGTTTTAGATGAAAATGGAGATCCTAGACCTGGCTCTAACTATTTTAATGACTATAAAGACGTTGGTTTTGCAAATGATTTACCTTTGTGGCATGGTGATAATTTAGTTTTAAATTACTTACAACAAATACCAGAAGGCGACATAGGTATATCAGGATATCCAGGTGTTTATGCTAAAGGTAATTATTACGAAGTAGATACCGAATCAACGCAACCACCAAGTGCTTTATATCCAACTTTTATACCTCTTTCAACTCAATATTTTAAATTTACAACCGCAAACGCTGGTACTACATTTGATAGTTATTTTACATACGCAGACGCTATTGATTCAGACAACACGTTTAACGTATATATTGACTATAACAATGGTTTTAAGTTAATAGAATCTACTGAATATACAATATCTGATAATTCTAATTATTTAAGAGTTACACTAAACACGGCTATAACCGCGCCTCAAGTTGTAAAATTAGAAATATTATATACATCTGATAGGAGATATAAGTACAGTACTGGGGCTGCTTCAAGTACAAATAGACCTTTATTCCCTGATTGGCCAACCACTTATTCTCAATACTATGCGATTGGTAAAAAACTAAATGGCTTATATATAGATTATACAGAAATAACTAGTGTTACACCTATAAGTGATGCTAATGGCGTTAGAGCTGTAGAGTTTTTTACAAAAGAAGAAGTAAGTTTAGATTATGTTTTTGATAATTCACCGGGTAGTGCAACAACTGGCCTACCCGCTAAGACGGGTTTAAATGTTTATGCTACGTATGATATTAATCCAAATGGATTTTTTGTTTACAAGACAGCTGTAAAACAACAACAACAAGACTATTATAATGTTTTTCTACCTGGTATTATAAATGGTTATCCAATAGATGAAGAAACTTTAGAGCAAAATGAAGTTGCTAATATTGTTTTAATAACAGACAATATAAATAAAGTTCCTAGAAACTTAGAAGATGTAGGACCAAATCAAAATCAGTTTACAAGTGATGTTTCTATGTGGCCTAGAGTTACAAATATACCAGGTGTTGAATCAACAACTGTTACTTATGAAACATTTAATAAGCAAGTTGATCCTGAATCTGCTGCCGATCAAGTAAATTTAGTCGGAGGTATAAATGATTTATATCCTGGTTTAAGTGATTCTAGCGGTCAAGGATTTATAAACGAATACGCTATATATAGTTTTGATACAAAACCTGTTTTAGCTAAAATATCAACACAAAAAGCTGTTGGATTAGGTGAACAATCTTATACCGCACCAGACGATATAAACTTTACAGGTAATTATCCTTATCCACCAAATATGGGGTTAGCTATTTACGAAACAGCTCCATATATATCACCATTAGAAATATTTTATGAGTCTTCTACGTCTGATAGAATATCTGATTTAAATCTGTCTATACAAAATACTAGTAACAATATAACTGGTTTAAATAATTTTACAGTTTCTTTTCTAGAATCAATGGCTTCTGGAACAGCTATAACTAGTGATATATTTCCAGTTGCAAATGGAGTAAACTTAGCAAATACAACACTCGTTAGTTACACTGTTTTTGCTTATGACGCTAATGGTAATTTAGACACAACTATTCCACAAGCTAGTAGGTTTGTTATCGATCCGGGTGGTTCAACAGGTAGTTATATAGTTAAAACAAACGATAGATTTTACGCTGGATCTTCTCAGGAACCTAATTATAATGTAGCGACCAGGGGTAAGTTTCAATTTACCTTAACCTTAGCTCAACTCGATGGTACACAAGTAGATCAGTCTTTTATAGTTCAACTAGAAAATGTTGTTCCTATTGTTCAAAATCCTATAGTAGATAGAACTGGATTTGTTCTTACCACAAACACGTCTATAGTGAGTTCTGCTGATTCGCCAAGAGGAAGAAATGGTTCAGCTAGACAATACAATGCACCGTACAACGATTCTGATCCTACTGGTAGAGAGTTTTTATCTAGTAGTCTTCAGTCTGGCTGGCAAGTTGTTAACATCACAAAAACAAATGCTACATCAGGTAATACAGTTGAAGTAACAACTTCAACAACACCTTCTGTAAGCGATTGGGTTTCTACTTATCAGTCTTCAGCAGATTGGCCTACTTTTCAAGAGGGTCAAGCTGGTGGAAGTGGATCTGACGAGTGGATTGGTTTTAATTTAAATGGTCAATTAGGCTCTAACGGTCAAAATCCAGGTCCTTTAAATGAACCTGGCTATTCTTACGAAATAAACATGTCTTTAAAAGACAGTTTACAAGCTTATAATACAACTGTAGATAGCGCTTATGCTGCTAAAATAACATATGGTGTTAGTGTTACAACATATTTTGGTCAAGTTATAATAGCTAAATATAGTAATTCAGACACTGGATTTACAAATGTTTTATCAGGAACTACAATTACAGGTACAGCGACAAAAGATGGTTATTACCAAATGCAGAACTGGACTGATCAAGCTGTGTATGTATACGCTTACTGTTCAATAAGAAACACAAACGGCGCGACAAAACGATCAAGTTTTCAATATCCATTAAATCCAACTACAGCACCTAGATATGGTAACAATAGCACAAACTTTACTGATAGTCAAGGTAATAGTTTTGGAATAGGCGTGGGTAATTCCGTTCCAGCAGCTGTTAGTCTTTTTAGTAACAATTATTATCCCCCACCTCAAAGTTCAACAGGTGACGCCGCTGGACCTTATCAATGGGTAAGAGTTGGTGACCTACAACCTTTTACAGCTGCTTCAGGAGGAATGTCGCAAGCTAACTTTACAAATGCAATAGGCGGAGGATTGAGACCAGGAATGAGATCTAGTGGTGGTACTTATGGTTCTTATGACTTTTCAGCTTGCGCTATGGTTAATATAGGTTTTAGAGCAAATTCAAATGGCGCTACAGGTGATTATAATTTAGTGTGGAACAATACACCAAATTCAAGCATGCCTTCACCACCTTATTACACTGGAAACCAACCACCAACATCTTCTTCTTTAACCTCTGTAACTATCAGCCCTCCAATGTTTGTTGGTTCTAACGGTCAATTTAGCGGATATCCAACAATAGGCATGTCTGATTCTGCTGGACAATTTATTGGTCCTTAATTTAAGTAATTAATAAAATAAACAAGTAATTATACTATAGTATGGCAGTAAAAACACCAGTAAAATACTACAATACCTTTGTTTTAAAAAAAATAATACAAGGAGATGTTTCACCTATTTACAACTGGTATATAGAAGAGGCTAGAATTAGAGGTGGTTATAACAATGTTCAAACAGGTTTATCACCTAGAGCTTATTTAAGAGCTGAAGATAATTTGCAAGAAGAACTTGGTAATTCTTTAATATATTCAGGTATATTAAACTCTAGAACAGGTGTAAACCAAACCAACCAATTTCCTTCTGGTGAAGAAATAACTAGAACTGTTGACCCTCAAAAAGGCACTGTACAGAAATTATATGCTGAAGATACTAATTTAATTATATTTCAAGAAAACAAAGTTAATAGAGCTCTTATAGATAAAGACGCTATATATACTCAAGAAGGTCAACCTATACAAACAGCTTCTAACGTTGTTATTGGAGCTATAACACCTTATGCTGGTGAATTTGGTATATCTAAAAACCCTGAAAGTTTTGCAGTATATGGATATAGAAAATACTTTACAGACTCTAATCAAGGCGCTGTACTTAGATTGTCACAAGACGGTATAACAGAGATATCATCGTATGGTATGTATGATTATTTTAGAGATAATTTCGCAACGTTAAGTGGCGGACTTTCTATTGGGGGTTGGGATATACATAATAAGTGCTATACACTGTCGTTACAATCAGCAGCATCAGGAACTCCAGTTCAAACACTTAGTTTTGATGAGCAAATTCAAGGTTGGACTAGTAGATATAGTTATAGCCCTAACAATATAGTTAGTGTGCAAAATAATTTTTACACAACAAATGAAGGAGGTATATATCAACACTATAGAAGCAATCTACCTAGAGCTAATTTTTACGGAACACAATATGACGCTAGCGTTAAAACTATATTTAACACTCAACCTTCATTAGTTAAAAACTTTCAGACAATTAACTACGAAGGTGGTAATAATTGGGCTATGACTAGCATATCAACAAACTCTGGTGATTCAGCTTTACCTATAGCAGTATATGTTATGCCTACAACAATAACTGAGCTAGATGATCAGTTGTTTAAAAATGAATTTAAAAGAAAAGAAGATAAATACTTTGCTAATTTAGTTAATTCAACTGCTTTTTCACAAGGTGAAATTGTTTTTGGTAATTCTATTTCAGGAATAAAAGGGTATACTGCAGAAGTAACTTTTACGTGCAGTAATGCGCAAGACAAAAGCGAATTGTTCGCTATATCAACAAATTACAAAGAGTCTTCATATTAACATTATTTAATGATAGAAATAAAAAATATAGATTTAAATTTATATTTTAATAAAATAAACAAATGGTTTAAACACCATAATAAAATAGATTTAAATATAAAATTATTACCACAAGAAAAAAAATATTGTTTAGCGGTTTTTGTAGACAATAAAATAGTAGCATGTACTTTTATATATACTACAAACTCTCTTGTTTGGTATTGCGACTTCTTAATAGCAGATCCTTTTTATAGGAGAAAAGATAGAGAAGAAGTTTTAATAAAATTAATAGATGAAGCAGTAGAGTCTTCGTTAAAAAATGGAGCAGAAGCTGTTTGGTGTACAACGCCTTATGATTCAGTTCTTGATAAATTAAAAAAATTAAACTATAGTGTTGCAGACAAAAAACACTATATAGTATATAAAAACAAATAATAAATGGGAGCAGCAGCAGCAATAGGCGGTATAGTTCAAGGCATCGGAGGTGCTATAGGAGCTAACCAGGCTAAGAAAAGAGCACAAGGTGCTAGAAATGACGCTATGGCAGAAAAAAGACGTCTAGAAACAGAACTAGAAGCTTTAGAAAATAGCAGACAACCTATAATAAACCCTTATGCTAATGTAACTGATACTAGTGGTAACATTAGTAATACATATGCTAATTTGGGTGTTGCTACTCAAGCAGCTGAATTTCAGGCAGAGCAAGCGGAAATATCACTAGCCAACACGTTAGATACCTTAAGGGCAACGGGTGCATCTGCTGGTGGGGCAACCGCTTTAGCTCAAGCCGCCTTGCAAAGTAAAAAACAAATTTCTGCTAGTTTAGAAATGCAAGAAGCTAAAAATCAACAGTTGTACGCTAAAGGAGAGCAACAGTATCAAACGCTTAAAATGCAAGAAGCTCAAAGGCTTCAAAACGCTGAAGTTATGGGTAAACAGTTTACTTTCTCAGCACAAGAGACAAGAGAAAATCAACAGTTGAACAGAAAAGCTGGACAATTAGACATTGCTAACGCTCAAGCGCAACAAGCTCAATCTAGTTATGCAAGAGCTCAAGGTGCTAGAGACGGCGCTGTTATGGGTGGTATAACAAGCGTTATAGGTGGAGTTGGAAGTATAATGTCAAAATAAAAAAATAATATGAGTTACGAAAATCCAAGACAATTATATACCGGTATAGATCCAGCCTCTGCTTATCTTGAAGGATTTCAAAAACAATCCGCTATAGATGAAAAACGTAGAAAAGAACTAGAAGCAGAACAAGAAAGAAAAAGAGCTGAAGAGCAAAGGTTGATAGAAAAAATGCAGCGCGTTCAAGGTGATGCTGATGTGTGGAATTTAGAGCAAATGAATAAATTAGCTACTGCTCCAAAAACATCTGCGATACAAGACGAGCTGATGAAAACATTAAACGATAGAATAGATATAGCCACTCAAGCTCAAATATATTTAAAGACTCAATTTGGAGATCAAGAAAAAAGAAACTCAGCAAAAAAAGCAATACAAGATTACTACGATTTATTAAACTTAACAAGTGAAACAACAAAAAGTTTTGTAGCTACTGGACAATATTGGAAAGAAAACGCAACTCAAATAGGTAGTAAAATAACGATACTAGGAGACACTCCAGAAGATATAGCTAATAATCAATTTTTAGTAAATTCTTTGGGTGGTATATATAGTAATGCAGACTTTGAAATGGTTTATGATCAAGAAAAAAACGATATAATGGTAAAAGTTTCTGGTTATGAACCTAAAAGAATGCAAGACGGTAAACTCGTAGAAGGAGATTATAGAGAAAAATATATAAGTGCTAGAGCGTGGAATGCAAACGTAAATGAAGGTGATAATTTTTCTTTTATATCTACAGTACCTCAACTTGTTAACGAATCTTTAGAAATGATGAAACCTGCTGATAGAACAAAAGCAGGTAATGGTTTAGGTATTTTACTAGCAAATGGTCAATTCTCAGATAAATATTGGAGTGATCAAATTATATTTAGAGATAGAATAAATTACGAAGGTAGTAAAAGCTCTAAAAAAACAGAAGAAATAAGACAGTATTTAAACTTAGATAAAGTTAGAGAAGACATGCAGTCTATATTGACTGCTAAAGTAAAAGGTGTTAATTCAAATGTTCAACAAGCTGCTAACGGTTGGAATATAGATTTAAAAAAGCTTAACGAAGGTATTGAAAATGATTATCAAAATGTTCAACCTACAGAAGAACAATACAAAGAAGCGTTATTTAATCAGTTGATAGAATCAACAACAACAGGTTTAGTTCAAGATGAACAAGGAAGATGGTATAAATCTGGAAGCAAAAGTATAATTCAACCAAAACCTAAAAAAGTAATAACACCTAACATAGGTTATAGAGCTCAATACTATAATAATATAATCCTTGGTGGAGATAATCCAACTCAAGTTGTATTAGATAATATGTTTAAAATTGAAGGACCAAAAGGTAGATATATGCCTAAAGAAGAAATTTATGAATTTTGGTTAGACAATGAGCATAATAAGAAAGTTGCAAACTCCAAATCAAACAGAGATTACTATAAAGACAAAGGTATGGATCCTAGAGAAGTATTTGAAAAACTAGCTCCAAAAGATGGTCTTTATAAAATAATAAATAGCAAGCCTGTTTATGCTGGTGATTACAATTTTGATTCAGCTGTTGATAGATTAGAATTTGCTTTAGACAATACAACACAGTCAGAAAGAAAAGCTATTGAAAATGAAACTATATTAATGACTAGAGCTAGAAAAATAGATTGGATGAATTCTAATCCAAAAAAACAAGGTGAGACAGACGCTGAGTATGTTAAAAGAATGGAAAAAGCATTAAAATAAAATAAATGGAAATATATATTTTACCAAATGGAGAGGAAGTTGATTTGACTAATTATCCAGAACAACAAAAAATAATTTTCTTGTCTGAAAACCCAGGTGCAAAATTAAAAAAAGTGGAGGGTGTTGCAGCGGGTGCAAATGCGATGCCTTCAAACAACATGTTCGCACCGAGTCAAGATGGGGAGTTAGTTTTGGAAAATACTTCATCGGTATCTCCAGGTAGTTTAGATATAAACAATTTTGAGTATTTTAATCCAAACGTAGATGAAAATTTAAAATCAGAAATAGGAGAGTCTATTAATAGATTTGACAAAGATAGTCTACTTAAACAAAACCAATTTGGTTTATTTGAAGATGAAAACATACAACTAGCTATAGACAATAGTTTTATAAATGATCAAGATCTTATAGATGCTGGTTATAAAGATGATCCTTCAGGTTTATCTACTATAAATCCTATACCTAAATATAAAAGAGATAAAGCAAGAAGTAGAATTGCTACTTTTCAAAGTAAAGGTAAAGATGAAATACAAACTTATATAGATATTCAAAAATTAAATCAACCTTATATATATGAAGAGTTTGATCCTCAGGATAATTTTGTAAATGAAGTATATGGAGATGTATATCTAGATAACATGAATCAAGTTGACTTTGCTGGCTTTATGAAAAATAAAGGCTACGATGAAGATCTTAAAAGATTCTTAGAGCTTGAAATGGATAAAAAATCTTATAGTAATGCTTATGATCCAGAACTTGCTTATGAAAGAAGAAAATTAAAATATTTTAATTTATATTTAAACGAGCAAATACAAAGAGACATTAAGCAACAAAAACTAATGTTTCAATCTGAAACTGGTATAGATCCAAATTCTCTTAATAAAAAATTTCAAATATCTCCTGAAAATATAAAATTAAACCAATACGAGTCTTACGTTAGAAAAGAGTTTCCTGTTATATCTGCTAAAATGCAAGAAGCAGACGAAAGAGACAATATAGAGTATCAAAAGCTTTTAAAATCTAATGGTAATATTGGCGCAGGTCAATTTCTTTTAAATATTACAGGAAGTGGTTGGAATGGAATTAGTGATAGAATAGAAGAACTTAGTGCGTCTTTTTATGGCATATTACCCGGTGATTATTTTGAAGGTGTTTCTGAGTCTATAAGAGAAGAACTTGCTTTAGAAAAGCTAGGTATGGAAGGTAATTGGAAACATTACACTGGTCCTGGTCGTTTTGTAACTGGTTTAGGTAATTCTATAGTAGACACGGAAACTAATACTACTTATTTAGTAACAAAAGATGGTAGAATATTAGACAAAACAAGATCTTTAGATGCTACAAACTTTTTAACTCAAGAAAAAGCAGACAAAATAAGAAAAGAAGCTAGAGAAAGAGGTATTAAAGACAAGGCTTTTAGTGTTTTAGGCGCTTTTGATTCTGGGGCTAACGTAATAGGTGATTTGTTTGTGCAAATAGCTATGACTAGAGGCATGGGTAACGGTATTAGGGCTGTTGGTGGTTTTACTAATGGTATGGGTATTCTTGGAAAAACAAGAAGCTTTTTGAAATCTATACCAATAAAAAGATCTATGGCAGACGCTATCATAGCGCAAGGCACTATGGGCTTTTCTAGAGGTTATGAACAAACACTAGCTCAAGCTAGACAAATGGGGATAAATGATCAAGATGCTTCAGAGTTAGCTGCTGTTGCTTCTATACAAACTGGTATACTTTACGCATTAACAGCTCCTATATCTCCACAAACAAAAGCTACAGATGCTATTTTTGGAAAATTAACTACAAAAAACTTTGTAGGAAACGCACTAAAAGAATATACAAAAAAAGGTAAAAGCTCTTTTATAGATTATTTTAGAAGCGGAAAACTTGGTACTATTGTTAATTTAGGTGGAGAAGGTTTGAAAGAAGTTTTTCAAGAAAACGTACAGCAGATAGGCGAAGTGTTTGCAGTAAATAAAAATATAAACGAAATAGCTGGTAAAAAAATATTGAAAGATACTATGAGTATGCAAGATTTTCTTGATACTACTATACTTTCTTTTTTTGCCGGCGCTATAATGCCAGGTGCTGGAGTAACATTAAATTTAGCAAAGCAAACAGCTAGACAGATGTTAGGTATGTCAGCTGTTGATAGATTTAATAATTTAAGTTACTTAGCTTATAAAAAAGAAGATGTTAAAAATCTATTAGCAAAACAAGTTAATCAAGGTATATATACGCAACAAGAAGCGGATCAAGTTTTAGAAGAAATAAATGCTTTTAATAACAATATAAATAGAATGCCTCAAGATTTATCAGCTGAAGCTGCTAGTCAAATACTAGGAGATGTTAATGAAGTTGGTAGACTTAGACAACAAAGAAAAACAGAAGATCCATCTTTTCACTCAGAAACAGACGCAAGAATAGCGGCGTTAGATGAAAAAATAAAAACAGCTTACTATAATGATATAACAAAAAGAAAAAGCGGTATTATAGAAAAAGCTATAAAAAAAGGTAAGTTCAAAAATATATCATGGAACGAATTTGAATCAACTGAAAACCTTGTTGATTTTTTAGTTGAAGAATTAGGTTATACAAAAGCAAAAGCGACTTCAACAGCTCAAAAATATGGAACTACAATACAGAGAGGTGATCAGCAATATATAGTTATAAACAACGAAAAAGCTTCTAAAGATGGTAAAGTCACTGTAAAAGAGCACGAATTTTTACACGGTGTAATGTATGAGACTATAAGAAATAACCCTGAAGCTCAAATGTTGTTAGGTAAATCTCTTTTAGCTGAAGTAATGAAAATACAAGACAAATTAGACTCTAATGATTCTCTTGAAAAAGCTTTACCAGATGAGTTTTTAAAAGACTTTACTAGTTATATTACATTTTATAACGACATGATAAAAGGCTTTGACGCTGATTTAAAATCTGGAGTTATAACTAAACAAGAGTATGATAGAAAAGTATCAGAAGCTGTTGGAAACCAATGGGAAGAAGTTTTAACACTTTACTCTGATGCTATAACAGTTGGCGCTGTTACTTACGAAGCAGATACTTTTACAAAAATAGCAGACACAATAAGACAAGTTTTACAGTTTTTAGGTTTTAAAAATATAAAATTTAATTCTGCTAGAGATGTTTATAACTTTATAAAAGATTACAATAGTAGTATAAATTCAAGAATACTTACAGCAGATAAAAACAAAGCTTTAATTAAAGTAGCTGAAAAAGGAGCCCAAATAGACACGGAGGCTTTAGAAAAAGAGTCTCAAGAGTTTGTTGATAAAAATAAAAAGAAAGCTCCACAGGAACCTGTTGTAGACAGAGAACCAACTCTTGATGAAATACAAGACATAGAAGATAATTTTAATTTTGATGAAAAGTTTTCTTTAAAACCAAAGAAAAGAACAAGTTCAGAAGAATTTAAATCAAGAGTTAATTCTTTTTACAATAAAAATATATGGGGTAAATCATCAGGTGTTGATAACGTTTTATACGATATATTAAATGAGTACGAAAAACCTATACTAGATAAAGCATCTGTTTTATATGGAAATCTACCTGATTATAGTGTTGAAGATATGCTTGCTGAAACTTCTATAGCATTAATACCACATGTTAGAAATTTTAATAAAGAATTTTTAGAACTTAGAGAAAAGAAAAGAGAAGAACTTAAACAAAAAGGATTTTCTTCTTCTGAGATAAATAATACTTTAAATAAGCTAGACGAAAAAGGATATAAAAATTCTAAGGGTGAAACTATATTAGAAAACAATAATCTTAATGGCTGGATAAACAGTCAATTAAGAAATAAAATGAAACAAGCTCTTAAAACAGGCAATGTTACTAGTCAAAAGTTTACAGATGAAATAGATGAAAGAGCAACTTCTATTGAAACATCAAATGAAACTAATATTCAAGAACAAAAAGAAGAGTTTGAAAAAAATCAAGATGAATTAATAACTCTGTTAAAAGATCCTGCGTTTGGATTTTCTAATAGCGATGGTGATCCTATATTAATAGAAGGTGTACCAGTTGGTGGTGATTTTGCTTTAAATGCAGATGATCCTTCTATAGCTGTAAATAAAAAGCTAAAGTCAGTTACAGATCCAGCTATTAAAAAACAATTAGAGCAAGAAAAAAGAGATTTAAAAAGAGGTTTAGAGCTTGAAGCTAAAGAAAGATTGACAGACGAAGAGGTAAAAGAATTAAAAGAATTAAAATCTTTTAAAACATACAGCGTTGCTTCGGGAGGTTTTATAAAAACTTATAAAGCATATTCTCAAGAAATAAACCCAGCTGCGATTATTGCCGCTGAAGTTAGAAGAGAAATATTATCAGCACCAAACATAGAAACTTTAGATTTTAGAAATTTTAAAGAAAAATTAGCTATATTATCTCAAACTCTTTCAAGAAGAATGACGTTTAAAAATAGCACAGATTTAGAATCTTTTATGTTCAACAATTGGAAAACTATATGGGAAGTTATCAACAATCCTATTGACCCAGTTACAGGTGAGTCTACCTATGCTATAAAGAAAGTTCCACCAAGATTAAAAACTACAGATGATCAAGGTAGACCTCAAAAAACAAAAGATATAAATGTTGTTACTTTTTTACAGAGTTATTTTGGTGTAGATGAAGCAACTAGAATAATAAGAACGTATAGTAAAAATCCCAATGTTTTATTAAAAAAGCTATTACCAGTTGAACTAGGTAGAACAGGTAACAAACTTTGGGCTACAGCTTATTTTGATAGAAGAACAGCTTTAATGGAATTGTTTGGAGATGTTTTAGTTCTTCAAGAAGCTAGAAACTCTTTAAGAAACGATGCTTTCTTAAATGAAATATCTAAAAGAAATGTAAACCTATACAACGATTTACAAAATATAAACATAAGAAACAAGGTAATAAGCAACTTTGCTAAAGGAAAATCTGATAAAGTTAAATTTAGCATGAGCAATGGAACTAGAAATAATGCTAAGCTAAATTCTTATCTTAGATACTCTAATGATCCTAATCAACAGTTTTTTACTGCTAAAATAATGGATCAAGCATCTAGGCAAGTGTCTAAATTTAGTCAAAAAAGAAACAAATTTAAAGTTCCTGACCTAGGTAAGATGAACGATAGAGCAGTTTCTTATTATTTAATAGATAAAATATCTCAAGGATATAGTGAATTTGAATTTAAAAATGCTAATAATAAAAAAGGTAAAATAACAAAAGGTGTTTTAGATGTTACTAAATTTTCTTTAGAAAATAATAAAAATTATAGTAATAATTTAAATACAGCATTTAATCAAATAATTGAAGAAAATACTGGTATTGCTGTAGAGGAAACCTTTTCTAAAGCAAGAGCAGAACAGATGGCTAAAAATATTTCTAAAAAAATATATTTACCACCTGCAGATTCTGATTTTTTAGGTTTAATGCTTATGGTTGCTTCGGGTAGAGGTAAAAAAGGAGATCGACAAGTAGATTGGGTAACAGAAAATATAATAAAACCGTATTCAGAAGGTAACTTAGATTTAATAAATGCTAGAAACTCAGCACATAGAGATTGGAAAAACTTATTTGACAAACCAACAAAAAAACTACTAAGAGAAGATTCTAGTTATTCTGGTTTTAGTAATGATCAAGCTATAAGAGTTTATTTATGGAAAAAAGCTGGATATCAAATACCAGATTTAGAATCTAAAGATATATTTAATTTATCTGAAGTGGTTAGAACAAATCCAAAATTAAGAAAACTAGCTCAAAAAATATCATTACTAGCTAAACAACCTAATGGATATATAGAACCACCTCAGCAATGGGTTGATGGTAATATACTTTCAGACGTTCAATCTATATTAACTAAATTAAATAGAGCTAAATATTTACAAAGATGGAAACAAAATGTTGATTTGATATTTAACAAAGAAACAATGGCTAAATTACAAGCCGCCTATGGTACTCCTTATGTTGATGCTCTAACAGATGTTTTAGGTAGAATGCAAACCGGCACAAACAAACCTAAAGGTTTAGATAAAGCAACTAGAGGTTGGGTTGACTGGCTTAATGGTTCTGTAGGTGTTACTATGTTTTTCAACATGAGATCTGCTTTACTACAAACAATATCAGCTACGAACTTTATTAATATGACATTTAATAATCCTTTAGCTGCTGGTAAAGCTATATTAAATGTTCCACAAATGGTTAAAGATTTTAAAACACTTTGGAACTCTCCTTATTTAAAAGATAGAAGATCTGGTTTATTAAGTGACTTACAGGAAGCAGAGTTTGTAGATGTTTTGAATAGTCCTAATAATAAAACATGGGCACAAAAAACAAAAGGTTTAATATTTTGGGCTCTTAAAAAAGGTTTTATACCAACAAGAGCTGCTGATAGTTTAGCAATAACATTAGGTGGAACTACTTTTTATAGAAATAGAATAAATGATTTAGTTAAAAAAGGAGTTGATAAAGCAGAAGCCGAAAAACAAGCTATGTTAGAGTTTTATGAAACAGCTGAAATAAGTCAACAGTCGGCAGATCCATCTAAAATCTCTCAAAACCAAGCGTCTGTTAAAGGTAGATTACTTTTAGCATTTCAAAACACACCACTACAATACTCTAGAATAATAAAACGTTCAGCTTTAAATATTGCAAAAAATAGAGGTAGTTTTGCTGGTAATGTTTCTAAAATAGTTTATTACGCGGCTATTCAAAATTTTATATTCAACTTCTTGCAAAACGCTTTATTTAGAATGTGGGACGATGATGATGAAAGATATATAGATTATACACAAAGTAAAACTAGAGCTGCTAATAGTATGCTAGATACTTTAATAAGAGGAGCTGGTTTGTATGGAGCTTATGTTGCTGCAGTAAAAAACGTTGGACTAAAAGCCTACGAGCTTAGTCAAGGACCAAGACGTGGTAGAGGAAAAGAATATCAACTAGTTATAGAAGCTTTAAATGTTTCTGCACCTATAGGTATTAAGGCAAGAAAATTAGCTAGAGCTTATCAGTCTTATAGTTATAAGTCAGAATACTTTGATTATTGGGGTTGGAATCCAATAAAAAATCCTTACGCTTTAGAGGCTCTTACAACTTTAACATCAGCAACTTTAAATATACCACTTGATAGACTAATGATAAAAGCAGAAAACGCGGCGGCTGTGTTAGACAGTCAATATGAAACATGGCAAAGGATTGCTTTCTTTTTTGGTTATAGTAAATGGAATTTAGATTTAGACGAAGATCAATACGAGAATAATAATAATATAAACAATCCTTTTGGTTTAGATTTTGGTGGAGAACTAAATGACCTAGATATAGATTTAAACTTAGATATAGATATAGATTTATAAAAATATGAAACACTTTAAAATAGAAGAATTTGATTGTCCAGGTTTGCCAGGTAGTGGCGAAATAATGGATCAGTGTTTTTTAAAAATGCTAGACAAAGCAAGAGAAATATACGGTAGACCTATGCGTGTAAACTCAGGTTATAGAACAAAAGAACATAATGCTAAGATTGGTGGGGTTAAAAACTCTTCTCATATACTAGGCATTGCTGCAGACATAAGCTGTAAAACATCTAAAGATAGATTTGATATGGTGAACGCCTTTATAGAGGCTGGATTTAAAAGAATAGGTGTAGGAAGTAGTTTTATACATGTAGACATAGACGAAAACAAATCACAAAACTTAATTTGGACTTATTATTAAAATAAAAAAATGGATTTTCAACAAATAAAACTTTACATTATAAATGCTTCAACTCTAGGTGTTACAACCTTTACAAATATTGAAATGGGTTTAAAGATAATATTATTATTGGTAACAATAGGTTACACTCTAGATAAATGGATTAAACTAAAAAAAAATAAATAACATGTGGAAATTAACAAAACAATACTGGATAGATGTTTGGAATTTACTTTGGAGTAAAACAAGCATAGACGAAAAAGCTATTGCAACTTTAAAAGAAATAAAGAAAAGATATAAATTAACTACTCAAGAGTTAAAAGATGTTGCAGACGCTATTAAAGAGGTTGGTAATCAAATAGGAGATATTGATGATGCTCTAGCTGGTAATTCTAGAAAAGGCAGAAAAAAGGGAACAAAATAAAACTGGGCGTACCATACCCAAAAGTTCCTGTAACCAAGAAAGGGCCCTCATTACGAGAGCCCTTTCTTAATATGTATAGATTATTTAATTTTTTATACACATTAGTTATTGTATGTATAAAAAAGTCATAACTCTTAGCCTTTAGCCATCACAAGCTAAACAATCTTCACTCATTGCTTGTTGTGCTATATCCCCACGGAGCACTGACTCTGTCCTTGTATAATATAAAGTTTTAATACCATTTTTCCAAGCCTGCATGTGAACTTGATTAATCCATTTGGGTGTTGCTACGCTAGGAAATGCTAGATTTAAACTTACTGATTGATCAATATATTGCTGTCTTATACCAGCTTGATTAACTAACTCTAACTGATTTATCTCTTTGAAAGTTTTAAATACTTCTTTAGCTTGTATATTGTGAGGTCCAACCACAACCCCATCAAGCTCAGGTAAACCCTGAATACTACCACCATCTGCCAAAATTTTGTCCCAAGTTTCATTGTTGTTTATTTTAAGTTTTCTTAATAATTTTAATAATGTAGGGTTTTTTCTTATGAACGTTCCCTTGGCTGATTGCTCTGTAAATACATTAGCAGCCCAAGGCTCTATTCCAGGCGAGATGTTCCCACTAAGCTTTGAATTACTAACAGTGGGAGCAATAGCGCGGAGGTGAGTATTACGCACGCCAGTAGAAGCACACCACAGAGGCTCGCCATAAATTTCAGCAAGATCTCTGGAAGCTCTTTCACTTTCGATTTTAATCTGCGAAAAGATTTTCCTAGTTTCAAACTGAGCGAGGAGACCTTCAAAAGGAATACCATTTTCTTGGAGATACGTATGCCATCCGAGTACACCCAACCCAAGTGCTCGTCCTTTAGTAGCAGAACGAACGGCGTTTTCAAAACCTCTAAGTCCCTTTGCTCTTTGAATAAATTCCTCCATAACGCCATCGAGAAACCATATAGCGTCGTATATAAGATTAGTACCTTTCCACTCTTCATATTTTGCTAGATTTAATGATGATAAACAACAAACAAAGCTGTGGTTTTCATCCGTATGTAATGTAATTTCTGAACATATATTTGTCATATGTACTTTTAGTCCGTTTTCTTTGTATGCTTTTGGATTTGATTTGTTAACATTTCCTTTAAACATGATATACGGCTCTCCAGTAGCTTTTCGTTTTCTAAGTAGTTTACTCCATCTATTTCTAGCCGTAGCATCTCCTTGTTCAAGCTTACGCATAAACTTATCACCAACAACTGCGCATTGATGTAAGTTAAGCGACTGTCTATTAACATCTCCTTTTGGTTCTCTGATTTCAAGCCACTCTTCAAAATCGTCGTGCTCAATATTAATGTTAACTGAAGCAGCTCCTCGTCTGACAGATCCTTGATTAGTTGCAAGAATTGTTGAGTCGTATATCTTGCAGAATGGGACGACCCCATCTGATGTTCCATTTCCTGTAATTTTAGCGCCAGCGGGTCTAATCATGTTAACTCCTATGCCAACTCCACCGCCGTGCTTAGCGAGCAGCATCATTTCTAAATTTTTATGACCTATGTCTTGTATACTATCTGCGACATCAATTCCAAAACAACTTATAGGAAGACCTCTATCAGTACCAGTGTTACTAAGAACAGGACTAGCAAGGCAAAGCCAACCATTCCAAATATACTCAAAGAATCTTTCTGCCATTTCCGGTTTATATAATCTTCTTGCGACCGTTTTTGATACTCTTTCATATGCTTGCTTAGGAGATTCTCCAGCAAGTAAATATCCTCCTGAGATAGTTTTTTTGTAGACATCCGTGTCTCCCCACTTTGGATAGTCTTCTCCTTTTTTCCATTCATTATTCCACATTTATATAATTGTTAAGTGTTTTATCCATGCTATTAATCCGTTCGTGTTTAAAGCTACAAGATTCCATTGTTTTCTTGAAGCTGTTTGTACCATTACTAATATAAAGCCAATTATATAAAGTTTAGGCTCTATAGTCCATTGAGCAGCGATTAAAAAACCACTGCCCATATAACCAGATCTAGTTGCTAGTCTCTTCCAAGGACTTAGTCTTTTTTGTCTTACTAGACTTTTCAGTAATGTCCTTTTTAATTTTTTTAATTGCATCATCGTAACCTGGTATTAATTTTAAAGTTTCTAAAGTTCCTATAGCTAAGTCTCTTACGTTGCTTAATTCGTTTAATAAATGCTGCATAATTCTATTTTGAGCATCTATTTTATTTTTCATTTCTATTAATTTACTCTCTTTCATATAGATCTTTTTTTATATCATTTTCCGTTATGTCTATACCAAGGTTAATACCTTTTTCATAAACTCTACACCAATTACCAAATGTTGTCAAAGTCTTCGCCTTCGTTAGCTTTTGAATAATCCGTCGGCCGTATTGCGAAAAAATCAGTATGAGTGACCCCGCCGGTAAGATGATAGAACCAATCAAGATTAGACGCTGCATCTTTGTCATACGCGAAGTACGAGCCAAGGTCGATGTAACCAAGTTCAACCAGTTTTTCATTTGCTCTCTTTTTTATAAAATGTTTTAAATCATTAGACTTAATACCTTCGATATCACCCATTTCAAACATCTTGTCTATATATCTAGTTTCAAGTGATACCATGGTTTCTGCAGCTTTTATTATATCTTCTCGACATAAATTCAATAATTGATTGTTTTCACTGCACATATCGCGAAAAAGCTTACAGCCCATTTTACTGTGTAAACTTTCATCACGAACAGACCATTTCATTTGTTGTCCGATACCTTTGAGTAAATTACGAAGCTGAAAACTATAAAGCACTGCAAAAGCACTATACAGGCTAACTCCTTCAGCGAAGGCTGAAAATACAGCCAAGCTTTTCGCAATACCAATAGAATTATCACCGTCGTAAGCAACCAAATTATCAAATCTAGCAGCCGTGGCTGGTTCGTGTAAAAATGCTTCATAATCTTCTAATCCTAATGTTTCGTTTAAATAACTATAAGCAACAGCGTGAACTGTTTCTTGAGATCCAAACATCATTGCCATCTGTTGTATTTCGTGTTTAGGAAACCACCCGACAACCTTCTGCGTCCAATAATCCGACACTGCACATTCAGTTTGTGCGAAGCCGAGTAATATGTTTCCAACCAAGTTTTTCTCTTTCTCATTTAATTTTTCTTTCCAATCTTTAATATCACTTTGCATTGAAATTTCAGTATGTAACCAAAATGCTTGTGCTTGCTTTAACCAACCTTCTGTATAGTATTCAGGGTATTCAAACGGTTTGTACGCTACGCGCTCATCAAATAAACCCATTACTTATAAATTGTTAAACATAAATCAATAAAAGGTATATATAAAACCCATGAAACTCTTTCTTCTTCATCATAAGTTCTTAATCCAAATAGAATGCCTGGGTAAAAGCCAACTTCTAAAGACCAAGAAATATTATTATTTTCAGCCATATACTTTAATTTTATATTCGTTTTGTAATTCTACTAGTTCTTTGTATTTTATTTTACCTCGCATCTCCCAACTCCAACTACACCATTTTTCAATTTGACGCTCAGCATATTTTTGTCTAGCTATCCTTTTCGCTTCGAAAGGATTAGCTTTATTGTTTCGTCGCATTCTTTTTGATTTTGTGGTTTATACAGTGTATAATTAGGAAACTGATTCATAACAAGTCTTTTAAACAACTTCCAACGCATTGGAAAAGATTCATTAGCTCTACCTTTTGTTTCAATTATAAAATCATCACCAATAAAATCAGGTGTGTATTTTATAGGTAATATGCGTTTGCAACCCCTGTTTTTGTAATCACCCTTGCCATTACTACATCTCTCGTACACCTCGTTTTCAAAATGAAAACCGGCTAATAAAACAAAAGTTTCTCCTTCATATTTGGCTTTTATTTTTTCTTTTTTCAAAGCCATATACATATAACGCTCAAGGCCAGACGCAAAGTTAATACCATCATATGACACTTTCTTTGACTGTACTGGACCGCGTTTCTTCTTTCTTTTATAAGGTTTCCGCTTCATTTATTTCTATATCATGATAGTGTAAACCATCGTTACCATTTTGACCTACAACGTTTATTCTATTAATCATACACTCTTCAATCTCATCTTGCAAACAACGTTTTGCAGCTTCAATATATAATAAAGCATCCATCAACTCTTCTTGCACATCAATTAAAAAACGATTAAGATCTTTTTCTTGACCTTCAATTTCTTGCATCATTGTAGCTCCGTATTTTTGTTGACCAATAATACTGCGTTGATCCATTTTTTTTAGTACTGATAATACTATTTCATCTTTAGTGTTTATCTTCATTATAATGTATTTTTTACAAATGTTCCATTAATCATTTTACCTTTTCTTTTAGATATTTCATTGTAAGCATAATCTATACAATCTTCAATTTTCATATCTTCTAATGTAGCTAGATTTGTTAATACAACTACTATGTCACCTATTGCATCATATATTTCTTTTCTGTCTTTTTTTAATATTGCTTCTGCTAACTCACCAGCTTCTTCCATTAATTTAACATATTGTGTATGTGAATTACCTTTACTTGTTATACCCCTACTGTCAGCCCATTCTCTTATTAAATTAAATCTTGATATTTCAGGATCACTTGAAGGGTTATGATCTGGATTTAAAAAACATTCATAAAAAGCCTTATTATAAATAAAACATCTTTCATTATCAAACATAGACGCTTTAGCGTTTGCTAATATCCAGTTAATAGTTTGTTTTGTTATATTAAAGTCTCCGTATGTTGTTTTCCATTTTAAACCAGTATTATCCATTAATCTACCTTTTAATTTATTTAATGGACAAGGAAAAGTTGATGTTTGTTCTGTAGAATTTATTTTCATTTTATTTAATAAAGGTTTTAATTTATTGTACTTGTGAAGATCAGTTTTGTAGCCATAAGACTTTTGAAGTTCTATTTCACGGTCTGATATATAATCTATATCGTCTGACTGTTCAAGAACTTCATACTCACCCTCCTTATATCCTTGTATAAGGGTAACTCTGGTATTAAGATTACGTGTAACGCCTATCTTTTTACCTGGAATGTGATAAATATAATACATAAATTTATAGTTTGTCGTTATATAAGTGCATGTTGTGTGCGTGGTGGTAATACCAGCCTATTTCTAAATTTAATCTGTCTGCAATCATTTTTTGTAATGATGAAAACTGATACTGATCATTGCAGAAACCGTACCAGATGTCATTAGAACGCATATAGACAGACATACACAAACGTTTGTCTATAATCGTAAACTGTATTGCATAAGTACAAGGTGTATCTGTTTTGTATTTATCATACTCTTTGCCGTCATAAATAGATATAGCAGCGTGACGGGTTTTTTTGTTTGATTTTAATTTAGCACAAACATAATCTATTTGAGCTTTACGCTTCCATTGATAACCGTAATTTGAATTAACATTGCCATGCTCATCAGCCATACGTTTCCATATTTTTGGTATTTTTCCATATAACTCGCCAAGCTTGCTTATATTTGGATCGCCAGACAAATACCATTGCCATTCAGCTTCAGCGTATTTTAAACTCCAATTACGCTGCTCATTTTTTATGTGATTATCTTGTGGGTCTAAAATATAGAAACCACAATTAAACAAAGCTTTTGTATTGTCAAAGTCTAGGCCTCTTATTAAAGCTTCATCTAGCAATGCTTCATACGCTTCATTAGCGTTTTGATAACTGTTTCTCATAATAATATTTATAATATTCATAGATCGTATTCCATATAGTGTGTTTGCTATACACGCTCGGCGATCTATTTGTTTTTCCATTAATTATAATATCTATATACCAAGCCGCTTCATTTTTAGCAAATGGTGATATATAAATATTATTATTTATACACCAATGATAAGCTTTAAATTCTAACTCATCAGGAGTGTAAATTCCCATATTTACTTTTTTACCCCAAGCCATTTATTCCCAAGGCATTGGATCGTCTAAACTAATTGTTTGATGAGGAATAAAACAACCTGACTTAGGTTCCCATTTAAAATGAGCTTCAGCTCCGTTTTCACCGAGGTTTTGAAACTTTACTTTAAGAACTTTAGCTTTAACTGTTTTAGCTTCATAGTCTCTATGTATCAACAACCCATGATAACTAGCATCATACCATTCACCACCGCCTTTAATGTTATACATTGTTGGCTCTTCAATTTTACCTTCTTTGTCTTTATACATTTTAGTTGGGTGAGCTACAATAAAAACTAATACATCAAACTTTTTAGCAAACGTTTCTATTTTAGTTAAATACTCCATCGTATACCTATTAACGTCTTCTGTCTTACAGTCTACATCTCTAACTTTATTAAATGGATCTATAACTAAACATTTAATACCTTTGCGCTTAACTAGCTCAGCACCTTTTTTAAGCACGGACTCAAGCGTGTAACGCTCCATATCAATGTGAAAGAAATTACTATTACAATGATCTGCAACTTGATTCCATTTACTACCACCAATATCTGCTTGCGTTGGCATACCTTGCCAAACTTTACGCATCAACTTGTGTGCGTGAAGGTATGTCGGTACATTTTCCGGACTAGCGAACGCCGTTTTCCAGCCATAGTTTTGGTTATACCCAACAACCATTTGGTCGACAAAATCTGATTTGCCGCTACTCGGAATACCAGTAACAGTAATGAACTGACCAGTATAAGTTGAAAAGATGTCATCAAAATTTTGAAGACCAATTTGATATCCAGGTTTAAACCCGTTACGAACAAAGTCTGTGACTTCGTCTTCAATGTCCCTAAATGTCGTGACATTTTCAAGTGGTACCGGTTTTGACCTTGCAATACGCTCTGCCAATTTTTCTGTTCCATATTTTATTAAATATTCATTAGCATCTTTACAATCATCAAATGTAGCTAAATAACAAACCTCAGATCCTAGTCTTCTAATTAATTCAGCTTGTAGCGCTTGACCAGCTTCGTCTGAATCTACCGCTAAAATAACTTTTTCTTTGTCTTCGAAATAATCTATACAATTGTCTAAATAATCTAAATTGTTAGTATTAAGTGTAGCACCATTAGGAACAGATATTGCATTTTCAATACCCGCTTCATGTAAAGCTAGCACGTCCATTTCGCCTTCAACTATAACGCAATACTCATAGCCTACTATGCTGTCTATATTGTAGAATACTTTTTCAGCACCCTTATATAATTTAAAGTTTTTTCTTCCATCGCGGTATTTAATGTTAGTTAATTCACCGCCCATAAAATAATTAAACTTTATTACATTCTCGGTTTTACCGGTTTGTGGCATATACTCAGGACCTTCGCTAATTTCTAAATCAGTTAAAGTTTGAGTTCCTATACCTCTTGCATTAAACCATTCAATTACTTTATCACTTAAAAACTCAGGATATTCTTTAGAATTAGGAGGACCTAGTGGTTTCACATATTCTTTTTCAGCTTTACCCTTACGCTGATAAGTGTGTAATTGAAATGATTTATTACAATTGTGGCAAGTACCGAGACCACGTTCCCAATCATATGAAGCACATTTTTTCTTGTGATTCTTGGGTTGTCTACATTTGGTAGAATCAGGACATACGCCTTGTGTTTTACCAACTTCTAGACCATGTTGATTGAATTCATCAATCAAAAATCCATTAATCTCTTTATCTTCTACTTGCATTTAATTTAATTTAAAACGGTAGATCATCTTCAACCGCGTCAGGAGCAACAACAGCCGCTCTTGTTGGTTCATCTTGTCTTGGAGCTGCTGCTACATTTTCTCCGTTTGTCCAAACCACTTGAACATTACCTAAATAAGTTTTAGCTGCTTTACTTTCTCTTTCTTCTTTTGTTTGACTTATAACAATTGGTCCTTGATTTCCAAATTGATCTAAGTCATCATTTAAAGTTATTACTATAGGAAGATATTTACCTTTTTTACCTTCAATAACTTTTGATTTATCAATATTACTTAAATTGATACTTGCTTTAATTATACTTGCCATAATTATAAAGTTTGATTAATAAAATATTGTTGAGGATCAAAGTCCTCTGATTCATAAAATAATTTATATTGTTCTACTGCTCTTTCTACTTTGTTTTTACCACGCGCTAAAAAATCAGGTGAGCAATCAAAAATACCTATTTGATGCGTAGTTTTATCTATTGCTATAAATATTAATTCATATCCAAATAGATGTTGATAAATATAAGCTTGACTGTCGTAATTATATTTAGAAGCTGAATATCTAAATTTATGAAGATCAGCTGTTGTTTTTAAATCTACTATCAATCTTTCGTCATGATTAACAATATCAGCTTTGCCTTTCCATTTTAAACCTTCTAACTCTGTTATTCCAGGTTTTTCATATTCAACGTTTATACCTCGTATAAGATCAACACATGCTTTATTTTTTAGCATTTTATCTATCATAAGTTCTAACTTGTCAACTTCACTTTGTAACAAACACATTTCACCTCCAGATATTTCTTTATATAACTTTGTGTTTCTTGTTGTAGCATCTATTATTTTAAACTTCTTAAGTTTATCTGGCTCTAATATAGCTGTGTGAAAATAACCACCAATTAAAAAAGCTGGTATTTGTTTTTGTTCTTGTCTTAGACTAAGAGGATCTGTTAATAGCTTGCTAATGTCAGAATTGCTAAGATACTTTTTACCAAAATCACCATAATAATGTTTATCGTCTTTTAGTTTTTTTACAATTTGTTTTTCAGTCATTATAGAGTATTTAACATTCCTTCTATTTCTTTAGAAATATTGTATTTTGCTTTAATAGCTTCTAATTTACCACCTGATATTATGTATTGAACCGCTTTTTCATATGCTGGATCTTTTTTCGAGGTTATGGTGCTTTTAGTTTTAGCTTTTGGCGCTTTGCCGTGATTGTTTGACGCATCTGAGTCTTGCGTGTCGTCTATTAGGAATAAATTACCTAATGCATATTTCTTCCCGTAACTTGAAGCACTACCAAACTGTTGCGGAGTCTGCATACCTTTTTGATTTAGATCAACGCCAACTAAAGCTGAGGCATGTATTGATTCTTTACCATCGCTTATTGTAGCTGTTGAACAAATTATAGGTATGTTGCTAACATCAATTAATTGTTCATCAATTGTTACTGATACTCCTAACTCTAATAGAAAGGGCTTTGTTGCTTCGAGAATGTCTTCGGCTGATCTGAAGTAATATTTGCCGAAGGAGTTAAATCTACTTTTCTTCGATTTAAACTTTGTTTGAATTGTAGCTAATTTTTCGTTTATGTTCATTCGTTTTTATTTAAATTGCTTATTATTATAATTACATGTTTATATTATCTTTTACGTTTTTTTTTAATTCCGTGTAGCCGTAACTTAAAGAAAGTCAAGCACTTGCGAGTGATCAACACTGTCTATTAATTTTTGTACAGCTTGTTTTTTTAACTCTGAAACACGAACATACGCACTGACGCCTCTTATACCTAGTTTACCTGCTATATAATTAGCAGAATGTTTTTCACAGTCTAAACCATAAGACAATCTTAAAACCTCGTATTCAATACCTGTTAAATGTTTTTTCATTAAACTCTTTAAATACATGTTAAGTATTTGTATGTTATATGGCTCTGATTTGTCTGCTATTTGATTTATCATATTTTCTTCGTCGTTAACAGGTTGTGCATCTATACTTAAAAACATAGAATTAAAAAACATAGCAACCATTTTTTTGTCTTTAGGATTTTTACGTATTTCATTAATTTTATGTTCTGGTATTCTTATGTTACCTCTTAATGAATCTATTTTTCTTCTAATAGCACCTTTTATTCTTTTACTAAAAAAGCTTTTTAATGTTTTTTCAATATCTTCTGAATCTATTAATCTTTCCCAATCTAATTTATCAACTGCTTTTACTAAAGCTAAACTACCAATTTGAAATAAATCCATTATTGTTAAAACACCAACAGCTTGTTGTGATGTTGATTGTTTTCTAGCCATAGCTTCAACAAGAGGTATAAATTTAACAACTAATTCATCTCTTGTGTAGTAATCGTAAAATTTTTGAGGTGGCATTGAAGATTTAATATCTTCCTTATATCTTATATAATTCTGTATGTTATATTTCTTCATTTAATATATCTTTTTCTTTTTTTAATTCGTTATTAATATTTCTTATTACAGTTCTTTCTGAACAATTTAACAAACCTGCGACTTTACTCCAAGTTATTTTTTTGCCATAATAAATTAAATCTAGCATACATTGATATATAGCCTCTTCATCTATACGCCTTGATCTTCCAATTAATTTACCTACAATACTCATTTTTTGATCAAAAGATAAACCACAAAAATCTTTAAATATTATTTTACGCTTTTTATTTATAGGTGGTTCACCACCGCTTTCAAACACGTCGTCTATCATTGACTCTAGCTTATTATCACTAATAAAAAAAGTAACAAAACCGTTTTCTTTATCAGCTATAAACCTGTATACTTTAGTAGGTAATAAACCCCCAGGTCTGTCTTGATTTAGAAAATACAAAACATAAAAATGCCACTTTAAAGATTTGTACGTAGTAATCTTAGCCTTGCTATTAAACAAGTGATAACATTCGTGCGTACCATCTTCATAGTATTTATAATGCTCGGTTTCTATGTTTGGCACGTCGTTAACTGGATCTTTTCTGTATATAACATGCCTGTCATTCAACCATTTCATATTTCTTTCACGTGACATTAGCCTCTTACTTTCTTATTATTATAGGCTTTTGTCTGCCTAGGTTTTACAAAATTTTTAATTTTGGTTTTAACTCCAAAAACATCCGTAAGCATTAAATGCTTGTATATTTTATATCTACTCATATATTATTGTTAATTTAACTTTATTCCATTTACCGCCTTTTACATCTTTGTTCACAAGAAAATCTATACGGTTTTTCCATCTCTTGTTCATTCTATCTTCAACAGTCCATACTCCATCAAAACCACCTGCATTCTCAACACAAACTTTTGTTCCAAAAACAAAACCATGTTTTTCTAAATCTCTTGAAACAGCTATCCATTTATGACCTTGAGGATTTTTTTCGTTTATAGTTTTAAGAGAAGCTGTTGTAAGATAATCAGCATTGCACTGAGCAGGATCAGCGTGGTATATTGTTGCTGTTACTACTATTGTTGTTAAAAGTTTAAGCATGATCTATGTATTTTTTGTTCATTTGTATTTGCTACACTATGTTTTTCGCCTTCATAATAATTCCAATATGCTTCAACACTATTGTTTTCAACTTTATATTCATCAGGCATACACTGTGGTGGTTCTGTAAAAAAACCATCAGGTATACCTTTAGGTATAAACATTAAAGGTGTTTTGCATTTAGTTATTGTTAAATGTTCTTTACCATATCGATCTGTGTATTCTTTGCCAAGCGCTACCATATGATTATATAACCACAAATACTGGCTTCTATTACCTCTACACCATATTGTTGATGGGTGATTGTAGTGTGCTTTTTTGTATGGTACAAAAGTCTGGTAGTCATACAACTCAGCGTAATGATGATGCGCTGTACAAAGCATCTGGGCTGATTCTAAGATCATTTTAACCACGTGCTTATTGTATTGTATCTGCGCAGCTTTAACTGGATCTCTGTGTAAATAAAATATATTCATATCATTTCTTTTGTTGTTTATAATCTATAATAAAACCAGTAAAAACTATTATATTCATACCTATACTAGCTATTATCTCGTGTATATCTTTATAATCTGATATTGATAAGTGTACGTGACCTACAACCCAAAAAGGTATTGCAAGATTTTGACTAATCCAGACTATCGTGAATTTTATAAATCTAATCATATGTATATGTAGTTATGCTATACACATTACTTAATGTTGTATTTCTTTTTATATTTTTCTATTACTATTAATAAACGACTTGCAGCCGCATAATCTTCTTTTTCTTCTAAATCTTTTAGATCTTGATAAAGATTATTTAACTCTTCTTCTATTAATTCTTTTTGAGTTATTGTTCCAAATTCTAGATCTGGGTTTTGTTGGGATAACTCTCTTAATTCTTCTTTAAATTCTTTATCGTACTGTTGTTGTCGCTCTATTATTTTATCTACAATAATATCAGCTAATCTATTCATTTGTTCTTCTGTCATATATTATCTATTTAGTAACTCGTTAAGTCCGTGTATTTGTTTAGTGTGCTATTGTCTGTCATAATAAACCCATTGACCATTTTTTAACTATAAAACATAAGTAGCATAATAGCATTAAAAATAAAATAGAAAATATTTGATTCTTATCTATATTATTTTTCACTTAGTTTAAGTTTGTTAATTTATATTTACCTGATTTAATTTTTTCTCTTGTTTCGTCTATGTATTCATTTAGAAACATATTACGATATTTACCTGTTGTTCTTGAATAATCCCAGTAATATTCATCTAATTCTGTTTTACCATAATAAGGTTTGTAAGCTATTATACTGTTATAGCTTTGAAAATATATACCTTTAGGTGTTATGATTTGATACTGATTAGGAACTGATCTATTAGAGTTTCCATACATTGGTTTTACTTTTATTTTCATAATAATTCTTCTTTTAAATCTTCTAGAGCTATTTTATAACCAAAGTTCATAGCCATTTGCATTAGTAAAAAGTCATTAGATCCGTGGTTTGCTTCGGCAAATGACGCTAAATATTCTCTATCATGAGGTGTTGCTACAATACCTCGATCAAGCATTTTGTTTTTGTTATCTAAAAATTCTTGAACTTTCATAATTTATCTAGTGTTTTTTTGTTTAGTATTATAGGTGATTCATCTTTGTGTGTTGATACAAAGTATATACCGTTTGTTTCTTTAATTAATACTGGTTTATTTTTAAACTTTTTAGGATATTTATCCCTTACGTATTTTTCTATTTTATCCATAATTATTCTTCTTCTTCTTGATTTTCGTATTCATAACCTTCGTCTATTAATTCGTTTTCTGTTTCTTCAATTAGTCTTTCATATAAGTAGTCATAAGCCGATTCAGCTGCCCCGTGTACATAATCATCTTGCAAACAGTCTACATATATTCTAGCGCCATCAATCAACGCATCTTCTAATCTTTCGTGTAGATCGCTGTCATAGTAGTAAACATCTTCGTTTATACTAGGACTACTTGAGTTATTTGTAGCAATATAAACTTCATAACCATCAGCAGTTGACTCTGAATATATAAAGAAATCTGCATTATCGTTCCAGTCTTCGCTGATTTCTGCATCGTAGTATTCGCATACTTTTTTAAGCATAAACTCGTAAGTCATGCCTTCATCGTGTGTAATTGGATAGCCTTTTTTAGCTAGCCTTTTTTGAATTAATTCTTCTGTTAAAATTTTAGTTTCCATATTCTATTTTATTATTATTAGTTACCATCCATTCTATATTTTCTATACTGTGACCAGCGCCGATCAAGAAAGCTTCGCAACTTTCACCGTCAGGGTTCCAAGAACCAGAAATACTTGACCAGTTTTCGTCATTACATAATACGCTAATGTCATACTTATATGCTTTACCGTCTAAAAAGTCTAGCACAAAAATACACATAGTGTTTTGCTCTTTAATTGTATCACTCATAATCTTTAGATGTTAAAATATTGTCGCCATACTTAAAATCCCAAACAGATGTTTTTATAAGTTCTAAGTGCGTAAACGTATAAAGCGAACTAATTGTACTGATAGATAGATCGCTGTAAAACGTAGTTCCTTCTAGTTTTTCAACTATATAATCTACAGATGTTTTGTACTTTTCATTTTTTTCTGAATGCAAAGCTTCTTTGATTTCAGGTTTTAATCTTTGATAAACTGTTAGTCTTCCCATGTTTTTAATTTATTATATTATCTATTAGTATTTATATTTCCTCCGTGTAGTCGTCAAAGTCTGCATGTTCAAGACATTGGCTACATAAGCTATCGCTTAAATAACTAGGTTCGGCTCCGCAGCAGTTGCTATACATATCTTTCAAGTATTAAGTCAATATCAATATCAAGGCGATTAATTTCATCACCCATTTCTTTAAATTGTTTAAGCGCTCTTACTTCGTAGCTGCTTAGTGAATCGCACTCACCATCTTCAATAGCATTAATGCAATCTCTCATATCATTTACCGTATTTTCAAATCGGCAATAACTCATGTTTGGCATAATTTATTCTTTTGTTAGTTCTACAATTTCTTTACATGCTTCTAAAACGTCTTCAAAGTAATCGTTCTCTAAGTAGTCTGCATCTTCATCGCCTGAGGCGTCTGCGTACTTAATAGTGTTTAACAACTCATCTAGTTGTTGATAAAGGTATTTCATAGTTATAATTTAAAATTAGTTGCGCTGGCCGGATTCGAACCGACGACCTCAAGGTTATGAGCCTTGCGAGCTGGCCACTGCTCTACAGCGCGATGTAATATTTTAACAGTAAGCATT